TCTTGACATGGCATAGTCGCCTTAATAGTTTTCATAGTTTTTTCTCCTCCTATGAATAAATAAAGTACAGAGGGATAAAATACCCTCATAAATAATTTCGCCCCGGCGGGGCAGAGTACACACTAGTAAACTACCACAGCCAGATCGGCTAAATAACACGACAAAGAATATATTCCGCAGTAAAGACCCGAAGGGACACTGCCGAAATTAAGACAAAGGTGACAGGTGAGTATTCGACGACCAGAGACGCAGCAACCTGAGCGATAGCTAAACGTTGCAAGCGTCGGAAGTCGAATACGGTGCCGCCCTCTCTTATTAGTATTATAGTATTAATTAACATACTATATATATACCAATAAGGGCGGACACCTGTTACCGAACAATATAAATAAAAAATAAAGCTTTAGCCATAGATATATATAATAATATATCTATAACTAAAGCTTAATACATTACATAAGAGCTAATATTGTTCTCTTACGAGAAATCTTATTAGCTCTTTTTAATAACTCACACCATTCTTCTGGCATGATATTTTCTGTAAGGCACCATACCTTACCGTCTGCTTCTTTGAAACAAACGTCGATGCCATTACCGTAATCCATAACGTCGATAATCTCAACATTACGAATACCACGAGAAATAAGACCTAAGTTTAATGCGATAATAGAAACTGTATTCATGATAATACCTCCTGTGAATACAAATAATAATATGAGGGCAAATTACCCTCATAGAAGATTTCGGGACGGAGTCCCGATATTAAATAACAAACAACTTATATAGGACTTGCCCCGCAGGGGACTCTCCGTCAGGAGGCCCCCGGCAGGGATAATTTCCGTTAGGAAATTTCTCTTAAAAATCTTATATAAGTATAATTAGAAACTGTCGGGCCCTCGCTCTGCTAAGCTACTTCTTCTAGTAATGCTAGAGAGGAGGACCCGAAGGGTAAATTAATCTAATACTGTAAGCATCATAGCCACAGATTTGATCTCACGCCCTTTCTTTTCAAACTGATTAAAGCACATGTTATCGATATGTACTTTAATCTTAGCTTCACCGTAAGATCTCATAATCATCTCACGAATTTCAGAGGATAAAGATATAGCACATAATTGTGCATATCCGTTTCCTTTAAGAGATTTAACGAAGATACCGTCAGATGGCGCCTTGCCATCCAATCCCCTTGCCTTAATAGTCTTAGCTACAGAACCAGCCATTAAGACAAATTCTTCGTAGCGAAGAACTTCGCCATCAGCACCATCCATACGGAATCCTTGTGCTGTTGCTACTTTTGATGCAGCGTTAGCAAAATCATTAGATTTTACTAGCAACTGCTTCTTAGGACGGTCAAGTTCCATGCCGTCCAACGGTGTTACGATGATATAAAGGCTACCGTTTTCTCTAACGAATAATTCATAGGATCCATTTACTGTAGGATCGCAGAATAAGTATTCATCGGAGCTTAAGCCTTTATTGAAGAAGACGTATTCGCCTTCCTCTTCTGTAAGACCTGTTGCTGGTTTATAGGCATCAGCTGCGCCTTTAAAACGTGGAGTCACTTCGACAACACGAAGAGACTCTAGTTGCTTCTCTTCAGAAGCGTTATCCCATGCATAATGCACGAGATCTTTTTTAAGGCAGACGGATCCATAAATGAATCCGGCTTCACGTGCAGCCTTGTACACGTTAACCTCATCTGGATTTATGTTCATGCCCCAGATAAGCATATTACGAACGTAATTAGAAATTTTCCCCATAGGAGAACTCATAAGCTCTCCTTTAATATTTTCGTTCGAGGATTTGCGGATGTCCTCGATCAATTCGTTAACATAGCCTGTTAAACCTTTAGCTACGCTAACTTCTTTTTTTAAGTTGATGCCGTATTTATCTACGGCAGTTTTTAAATGGCACAATGCCTCTAACGCCACTTCATTCTGGATTTCATACAACCCAGAATTAATACCAAGACTTTTCACTTGTTGTTGTTTGTTTTGAGTTCTCATTTTATTTTTCTCCTCTTAAAAACTCGCGGCCGATTTTAACGGCATCGCTTAATGTAAGTGTACCATTTTCAAGGTCAAGATCAATACATGCGTATTGTTTTCTACGCATGGAATGAATCCCTTTTAACATGTCACCGATTGGGTCAATAGCTGTTCCTGGGCCAGCTTTTGCCATATCGATGATGTGGCCGATAATGCTCGGCGCAATAATTAATATGTCAACTAAATAATTTAAAATCGACTTATCATCCATATTTGAAGACATAAAATTATTAAGCATAGACTCTACCACTTCTGTACAGCATTCATCTTCATGAATATCTGTATTTGCTTGGAAGTGGCGTTGATATGCCGGCTTGGACATATCAACTTCAAGCTGAAGATTCTTACGGATAATTTTGCAAGATTGGTAAAATACGATTGTTCCTCGTGTCCCAACAATTTCTAGGACTAAGGAAGATTTATTTACGTATTTACCAACATTCATGTCAGTTAAACCTGATACGAATACGTTTTCAATAAATTCTGAGTAGCTTGCTGCTTCAAGCAATCCTTGAGCAGCATTTTCAGATTTGATTCCGACCATATAATGGACTTTTCCATCATACATGTCGGCATCAGTTCCAACCAACCACAGATGTTTATCTGTATCGTGGTCGGAACCGCCCTGAGACATTTTAAAATACTCAGAGCCAGTACAAATGAACCCGGAAATCGGAATCATCTTCAACTCGTCCAATGCAGCATCAACTAGACCTTGAGCTAACTTCTCAAGGTTTTGTTTTACGCCTTTAGACACTAAATATTTAATAGCGTCCTTAATGTATGCATCATATCTGTTATTCAATAAACAGATAAAATGCTGTGCAGGCAGAATCACAGCGTTGTAAGATTCCCCCGCATGAGGGAATCTGATACCTTCAGCTTTGATGCCGATAGATAAGTTAAGGCAGAGCTCTAATAATGCTTTGTCTGATTCTGCATTGATCAACTCTTCTTTAACCTCTGGAGATATTTCTTCTCCAGTGATATCAACAGCACGATATCCGCACTTTTTCAAAGTACGAATAAATTTAGTGTTGGATACACCAATTTGGTGCTCCTCTACCAAACGCACTATAGAGAATTTAAGAATAGGGTCTACCTCTGCGGTAGCCATGAAGCTACCACAGTTACTATCCCATTTAGAGTTTTCGAACATTTTGTTCAAAGCCTCAACTATATTCTTTGTGAAAGAGATGCCGATTTGAGCATCTTCTTGAAGAAGCTCTGGCATCAATGCTACTGCTCTATCCACTTCAGAGCCATGATAATTGCCATGGAAATGTGCTTCAATCTTAGAAGAAATTTCTTTTTTCGCTACTTGCGCAATATATGCGCGATTTAATTTCTTGTTCATAGTTTTCTCCTCTCTGAACAAACAACTGAGCTCCTACACAACATATTGACAGTGTTGTGTGGAGATTCTCCCACGAGTCTCGTGGAAGAATTGAAGGATGCGCCACTCCCATGCTTTAGGAGATGGTGCCAATTCAGGTGTACGTTTCATTCCGTTTTCGTCTGTTATTGCTAACAAACGGCCTTTCGGATTACCAAAGAAGGCAACATTATAGTTACCTTTCTTATAATAATCAACAAACTTTTCGGCATGGATTACACCGTCCTCCATACCGAAGACTTGAACCTTATCCATAGCTAAGAAAGCTTGTTTCCAAGCCTCCATTGATTTGCTATGTAGAGGCTGGCTACCAACCTTTACGGATAATGCTGTTATCCGCATTTGATGATAGCTTGGCTTTGATGCAGGCATACCATAAGTGGAACAGAACCACTCATGGTTATGATAAGCCATACCATCATAGCTATCACCAAATTCAGTGCTGTCTAATTTAGGGACTATAGCAATACAGTCCTTAGTTAGATCAATACCTATAGTTTGTGCTGGTGCAGCAAACAAACCTACATAGGTATTTAATTTTTGTGCCTTGCCCGGTGTAAGGGCAATAGCTGTGAAACCTTGAGCACATAATGCTTGTACTCTGGCCTCGAATTTCTCGCGCTCAGATTCAAATACCATGACTACCATAAGTTGGCGGATCATGCTTGGTGAAAGCTGGAGCGCATTTAAATGGCGCAAAAGTGGGTGCTTCTTTGTCATCTCTAACACACTAACAACATCTTGAACTTTCCGTAAATGCGAGAAGTCCAATTTACAAATTCCTGGAATGTAAGCATTCGTATCTACGAATACTTTGTTTTCCCATCTGATTCCGTCAGATGGACCATCCAAGCAAACGATACCGGTAGCAACAGATGCACGGATAGTATCTCCATGCTCCAAAATACCAGAAACAGGCAGGCTAGATATGCTTGCATGTGCAAGCGGTATCTTTGCCTTACCTTTTAATTCAAATGTAAAACTGGATACATTGGCAGTTTCAAACTGCTGCAATGCACCCAAGTCTTCCATATAATTATGGAAGACAGTTTTTGTTGCTTCTTGAGCAACTAATTTTAATTTTAAATTTCTTGAAACCATGTTATACCTCCCAGAATAACATTAAAATAAAAATAGTTTAACGTCATTTCGGACAAAACAAATAACAGATTTATTTTATTTGTTTCAAATCTGTTACATGTTCAAAAGTATTGGACGCGGCATGATTTTCACGCATCCAAGCTTTCGCTTGCTCAAGGCCATTGAAGCCTTTGAACTTTGCAGACTTACCATCAGTGAGCTCTTTACAGTGAGCCCACTTAAGAACAAAGCCTGTATATTCTACGCTAATTACAGCGTAGAAGTTTTTATTCTGTCTTTCTGGACGAACAAAAACTTGATCTTCTTCAGTGTCAGCTTTTACTGAAGATTCTGTTGTTGCTGCTTTTTCAGCAACTAGTTTGGCTTGGCGCTTTACTTCGTTCCAAGCCCAATAAACTGTGTTATACTCTTTATCAGTGCAACTTTTCTTGCTTGTGTGGCTAACTGGAGTTATAAAGGATAATAATCTATCATTACTGTCCTTTACTAATACTGTACCATGCAATGATACAGTTTTTATATTTTTAAAGCCTAAGTCCTCATAAAAGACTTTTGCTTTCTTACCTCCATCGATAATGCTGGAGTATTCTTTCTTACCAGAGAAAGTTTCTCCGGAAGAGTTTAAAATACCAAATACAAAGAATTTTTTTAAGTTTGTTGTTGCAGTCATAATAGACCTCCTTTGCCTTACGGCATTAATTAAAATAAAGGGCATAAACATATCCCTTATATAAAAGCTATATCTTATATATAATATAGCTCTTATATAAAGAATGAGTTAGTATTTATATAGCGTCCTAACTCACGACGCTTCTCTTAGCACCTAAACACTACAATGTAATGTAAGGTGCTAAGATAACTGCTCCTGCTACTACTAGACCTGCTAGTACAACAGAAGCAATAACTATAATTAGAATATCTCTGTACATAGTTTCACCTCCTGTTCTACATGACAAAGATATATACTTAGCTATAGTTTATAGTCATACAGCTGGACTGTAGTAGCTGAACCTATCTACCTATTTGTAGATAGGAACAGCTACTTTGTCTCCCGGATGAATGGTGTAGCTGGTTGCACCTCCTTCCATCTTGCGAGACTCAGCCACTGCTGTTGCAGTAGCTTCTCGAAGGTCGTAGTCAACCTTCGAGTCTTTGTTTGCATCTTGTACGATACTATTGATGGTTTCGCCTCCTTTCACGATATGCAATTGGAAGCTTGTTGGTTGCACTGGTGTCAACCACCATGCTACCATAACTAGTACTGTTGCTACTGCCATGATCATTGCTACAAATTGTTTTTTCATTTTGAATTCCTTTCCTCCCATTAATTAGACATAGACATTGTGAAGGAAGTGTTTTGTTTTACACAATGTCTTAATTAACTTGACCCCATCACAATGATGAAGGTCATGACCAATCGACCATCGTTCGGTCCAAACACCACCATGAATCAAAGGCGGGGGGGCGAACTTTGGTCGATAGGCCATATATATATAAAACACTTACCCCCTCTAAAAATTTTTCAGATTTTGACTATAAATATGTTTTTCTCAACAAGCCATCCATATTGAGAATATACTTATTTATAAATTCTTTTTCCTACTTATCCTTACCAAAAAAAATATACGTACCACAATCTACATCCTTATAGCGAACATATATTCGATAAAAGAAAACAAAAAAAATAAGAGCCCGGTTAAAGGCTCTTACTTATAGCTAAGAAAGTTTGTTATGAAATCTTTTTTGACGAATGTTTTAAATTCGTTGAACGTCGCTTCTTCGCGTTTTTTACCGATAAATTCTTTAGCTAACTGTTTAGCTTGTTCTTTAAATAACAACGTCTGAATCTCGCCGCGTAGTGTATGAATCTCGTAATCGATATGTTCGTAATTACGAAGTGATAGAAATTTAATCACGGCGATAAAGATATATTTCTTACGTATATCGTATTTTCCAAGAAGTGGTTGTTCATACAGATAATTACCGACGATATCGTACTTAATAATTTCTTTAATATTGTTTTTTTTAAATCGAGTAAAAAACGTACTAAACGACGAATAATACATATCGACTAACGTGTCGATATAACTATTAATCGACAAGTTTGTCTTTACAGCCATCATTACCTGATGCTCCCATTAATAGTAATAATACCAATTCATCGATAAAGAGTTTATAAGCTTCTTCTTGATTTTGTGGTTTCTTTTCGAGAATCATTTTTTCGATTAAATCAGTTTTGATCGACATATTTTCGATTTTTTTAATGCTATTAACAATATCGTAAGACTCAAGAGTATAAGCAATAATATAGTCGTCGGGAACACTACTCTTTAAAAAAGATGGATGCACTTTATTATTACTATAATCATATACTACGTCTTTTAATAGAAATTGGCCATGCTTATATTTGTGCCACATATCTGTTAAAAAAGCTAAAATACTAATCTTAATTTTATGATTAGTAATGTTACCGACTAAATACGAATAAAAATTGTTGGCGTTAATTTGTTTCATAAAAAAATATCCTCCATATGAAAACAATAATATTTTTATATACTATTAGTATATCATATAGAGGATATAATTACTACTAAAATACTAAATTAAATAGTAGTAGTAGTAAAATGCAACATATTACAATAAGCAACGAATAAGTTAGAAGGTTAGAAAAAGTCGGAAGTTTCGGAATTAATTATGATGGGTCAGAAAATTCTTCGTGGATTGTTGATTTTGATAGAATCAAATTATTAGATTTGCCAAAAAATTGGTCAATAATATATGTTAGATTAAATAATTCTGGAAACTTTATAATTCTAATTAACGGAATGAATAATTATAGGTCTTTAAATGAAAACATATACATTGATAATAATAGATTGATAGGATATAGACAATATTTGTATAAAAGCAATATTTCATATGAAATATTTATATTTTAAAATATAATATAAATTTGAGGAATTTCATATAAATGTTGTCTTGTACATATTCCATTTTCAATATTAGGAGGAACTTGTGATTGACATACAAAACACAAGTATCCATCTTTTATAAATAATCTAATATTATAAGAATTATTTGCACGACCTATTCTAGATCTAACCCATCTTTTCAAATCATTATTATTTGTATATTGAATAATTTCTTCTTTTAATAAAATATTTACATTTGTTTGATAAGCTATTTCAGTATGTTCATTATCATGTCCACCTGTCGTATAACTATGTTGAGATGTCGTATGATAATAAATACCACTAAAATTATTTGGCAGTTTATATAATTTTTCATAAAAATTATAACCATTATAATCATAATCAATATACTCACCACGTAAATAATTATTGTTAACATATTCAACTGGAAGTTTAATCATACTTCTATTACTATTACTATTTAATTTAGTATTAATAGCATTGATTTTATCATTAATATCGTCGAGATCGTTCTGAACTAAGAAACGTTGAAAATTGCGATTCGCATCGTACCAACCAGGGTTATTAGTCGAACACAAATTTACTTGATGAGTCGTATCGTACGTACCGATATCTAAATCGGATTCACCTCGATTATTTAAGCTCGATTTAATACTATGAAATGTATTCGTATTTAATAAATCTAAAGACGGGATTTTTAAACCTTCGTTAAACGTTACGAGACCCGTAAACGTATCGCCCGCCTTATTAGCTTTAGCATCGATATTTAATAGTAGATCGGCAGATAATTTATCTTTCGTAATCGCATGATCACGAATCTTACGAGTCGTAACGCTAGCATCGGGATGATCGATTTCCTCTAAGGTGCGATGTTTACTTAAATCAGACTTAAGACTGTTAACTAATTGTTTAAGGCCATCGCCGTTCGTATCCAAAGAAGATTTTAAATCATTCTTTAAATTGGCAAGCATTGAGTCGATCTGATCTTTTAAATAATATTTAGCGACGAGATCGTTTAATAAACCATCGACTTCGCCCTTTGTATAATGTTCCTTTAACAGATTCACTTTAGTCGGGAATAACTTATATAGTAAGAAAGCACTTAATGCTTTATCTTCGTCGAAGTTAGATTCGCCGTCGACGAATTCGTCGGACGAAATGACTTCTTTTTTGTCGACATGCTTAACCCTATCCTTAAGTCTATTTAACATGTCAGCACGTTTTGGTTCACTTTCGTTAACGGTGAACTCATAATCGTATATATTAGTTTCTGGCATATGAATATGTCCTTTCGTAGATTTAAAATATATACTACTATATTACAGAAAAAATCCCCGCACTAAGTACGGGGATATATCTTTATTATAAATGATCGTTAGGTTGTAACGGGATGATACGCCAAGATCCAGGGCCTTCAGTAGACTCTGCAACATAAAGCGTATTATTATCTATTATCATTTGTCCAGCAAATGCTGGTGCTTGTGTCATATCAGTTGCCATAAGTTTGTCGATGCGAACATAATCTTTTAATCTGTCGCTAACATCGGCAGCATTAACGACCCATTTAGTACCGTTCCAGAACACCGGCATATCGAGTGTTGTATCGAAATACTGTTGACCGACAACTAAATGCTCTGTCGGACGTTGTTCTGTCGGGCCAGAATGAATAACCGGGATAGTCTCGTATGTCATATTAGACATCGTATTAAGATTTGATCCAGGTATAAAATAAACTTCCATACTAAAGTCGCTAGGAGCATTAACAACATCGGCTTTATAAGTTTCAGGGATACGAAGCTTCATTGTTTTAGCTGTAGGATCGGCTTCGATGATAGGGAAATTACCTTTACCTAACGCACCTAATTCTGCTCCGACTCCAACTGGTTTACCAGCATGAGAACCGTTTTGCCATGTCGGATATACATCGAACCCAATCGATAAAGTACGGTCACCATTGTTAACAACAGTAGTCGGTTTATCGTGAACGTATTCTGTATTGGTCGTATATTTATATGTCGATACATAACCTAAATGACCGGTTGCTTTAGGATCTGATTCGATATACACATCACCGGAAACACCGGCAGAGTAGTGACTATAGTCGTTATCTTTAGCATCAGTAAGAGGAGAGCCTTTAGCATTAAAATAAATAGCAGAACCTTCTTCTTGGAAAAGTTGATTTTTATCATTAGGCTTCATTTCCCGAATCGTACGATCTCGACCAACGAAAACTCGTGTCTTAGCATTTTCTTCGGCACGTACTTCGAATCTCCGGTTTAGATAACCTTTGGCTCCATATTCATCGGTAGAACCTAAATTAGTAAATAATTTTAGCTTGTCTGATTCTTCAACACCGTTAGGAGCAATCGATAATATAGGAGAATCGATCCAAGAGAATAAATATCGATCAGTAAGAGCCGTAAAGTTTTGAACAAAGTTAGGGAATTTTAAATTATTAACTTTGACCTCGGCTTTGTCTTCATTAGGAGATTCAAGTTTAATAAATGGAACTGGATAGTCTCCGTCTGGCAAATATTGTGCTTCGCCTGAATGCGTAATATCTAGAGAGATATTATTTAACTCTGTCGAAGCAATTGCATTTATATTGAGAAGATTAGTCGATAAATTCCAACGACCTGTTAATTTAAGATCATTTATTTTATTAGCGTAGAAAGTAACGCCCGATAAATTAACTAGATCGATATCGTCGCTATAATGAATTACGACGTTGTTCATATCGATATAAGAATAAGAACAGATACCATAAGTACAGTTATTAGAAATAATGTTACTCACCTTGGTATTCGATCCTTCTACTTCGATATATACAGCATATTGACCATAATTAGCTTCGATATTATCAATTACGGAATTATGTAAAGGTTTCCCAAAATCGACAATTTGACCTTGCCCATCTTTTGTATTAGTTGCCTTAATATTTTTAATAATAAAATTATAATAGTTAGCATTAAGATCGCTATCGTCAGTAATAAATCTAATATAACTACCACTAATATCTTCTCGTGCTACTTTAAAAGAGAATCCTTCGACAGTCGTATTATAAATGTTATGATAGTCACTTAAGCCATTGTAGACACAGCTTAAAATAAAACCGATAGTGCTGACATTAGAATTAGATTCGTCGTGATCACAGTTAATTACGGCGCCATATAATGATTCAGATTTAACGGTTAAATAATGGTCACGATCTAATGGACATAAGATTTTAATTTTATCGCTAATCTTATAAGTACCGTCTGGGAAGAGAACTTCAGTATATCCTTCAGTATTCGCCTTAGTAAAGATTTCATTTAATTTAGCTGTTACATCGGTAGCACCTGTATTATCGACACCTTCTGTAACGACGTTAAGAGATTTCTTAGAACCGACTAAACTTTGAACATCGGCTTTTTTAACAAAGAGCTCATCGGTCTTAGTTTTATTATAAATTGCTTTATCGTAATGGTAAGTCGTAAGTACTGTATAAGAATTAGTGCCGTTATAATGTTTTAATTCTTTACCTAAGATAGTCGTAAGGTTACGTTTGTCGCCGACTTCTAAATTGTTGTTAGCATTAATTTTAGCCATAACATAATTAGTAGCTTTATCGACAGATTGACCATGATAACCGACTTGGTTACCGACTACGATACCGTTATTTAAAAAGTCGTTATTGATATTATTAAAGTAGCTTCTAGCAAAATCGTATTTGTAGATACGAATATAGTCGTGGCTATTAGCCGTCATATAGATAGCACCATCGACTAATGCGAAGTCTTCGATTTCGGCTTTCGGTTCGAACTCAAGTTCACGAACAATAGTAGCTGTATTATCGCTAATTTCGACTTCTACGATACGTCTCATTAAGCTGAATATAATTTTATTGCCGATGAATAAAGCGCCGTTAGAATCGTTATTTTTCTCGTTAACAGTTACTGTGTATTCTTTACCGTCAGTTAAATCGCTATTCGCATAAATACGAATTTTACGAGTACTGTTATCGGCTCCAGGAAGTATACTTACGTACTGACCTGTTACCGGATTGTAACCGACATTATAAAAGTTATCGGTATAATCTTTGTATTCGCCAGGAGTTAAATCGTCCCCTACGGTATAAATACGATTACCGTTAGCAGCACCATTCGTAGCCCGTAGTTTACCGTCGAAGAATAAAGTATTGCAATGGCCAAGTTTATTGGCACCAGTATTCTCAACACTGCGCGCGACACTAAAATCTTTATTTAACTCATATAAGATTTGTGTCGTACTATCAGCATTGATACAAGCTACGATAAATTTTTCTGTTTGAGGGTTATACGTAAACCCTTGGCACTGATTTACTTTTTCTTTGTCGAAAGGAACTTCGGCTACGAGAGCGATATTCTCAGCATATTGCATAACCGGCTTTTGATTCTTCTTAAGAATAGAACTAAGACCTTGTGCAATTTCAGAAATAATAGACATAGTGTCTCCTTATTACAAATAATTAATTCCGTTCATCTTGGCAATTTCACGAGCACGGTTACGAATCCAATTACCACCAGCAGTATATAAACCATCTTCGGTACGAGTATGGCATTCTGGTACAAGAATATCGAGATCCCAACGTTCTGCTGGATAATCGTATAAGTCTTGACGTGCCAAACAGCGTTCACCGTGAGTAAATACTTGGCTTAACGGTAAGCCCCAAGATACGCAACATAAATAAACTACAGTTGCCATTGCTTCGAGTTGTAATGCATTAACAGGCTCAGAACCTGGTACGTAAGTCGAATAACCAGTGAAGCCATCACCATTTAATTCAGAACCATAATTAGAGCAAGCCGAAATACCAAAGTTATTTGTATTTTCACGATAGCAATGACTAGCACGATTATCTAAATCTTGCATTATATGCACATTACCAGATCCATCGATACACATATGATAGTCATCAAACAACTGGTCGTAATGACCAGCTGTCCAATGAAGAGTAATCATAGTATTCGAAGAACCTTGTTGTTGAATAGTTGGATATACGTTTTTAATAACGTTATCACGAACTTGTTTTAATTGTTCTTCGTATGTCATATAAATTATTCACCTACATCAAAAATAATAATACCATCTTCAACAGAACCATTATAAATAAATTTCTTTTTACCGGTAGAATCATATAAATACGTTTCTAAAGTAGATGGACATTGATATGCAACGACATCTTTAAGATCTTTTTTTGTTACTTGACCACTTGTTACTCCATAACGGTTAACGATATAATATTTTATAGGATTATTATTTTTAAACTCAAGCTTTTTCTTAAGATTAATATTAGATACATTATAGCCTCTAATAACAGCATCTTTATCGAAATAAAGTCCGTCTTGATCATAATCTCTTGTCTTATCAAATAATTCATTAAATTTTTGAATTACCAATGAATCAAAATTACGACTTGAAGGACTTGAATAAGTCTCATTTGTTAATTGTCGATTATCCCAGTCATTAATATATCCAGAATAAGTAACTCCACTATTTAACAAATTTTTAATAGTAAGCTGAATTTCTATTTTAGATTTTTTCTCAATCTTATGATTATTAATATAAATATCGAATGGTGCCGTATTTTCAACAATAATTTTGTTATTTAAAATTTCTGCCTTAAGAATATTTGATGGATCATCGTTATATATTTTTTTAGAAATTAAGAATTTATATAATCTATCTTTTTGTTCATAAGAAAGATCGAACGCTTTGCCGCCAATATTTTCATCTTTAGAAAAAGAATCGAATGCTAAAGAAGAATCTTTTTCAGATTTAAATGGCGTAGATTGAATTAATAAATTTAAGAAAATTCCATACTGAGGAGATACTTTTGCATTTTTAACGGTAACAGTAGCAATGCCTTCATCATTAAAATTAGTATCTTTACCGTTAATGTTTACATAGGATTTAAATGGCCCAGATAATTTTACTGTAATATCAGAGCCATTAAAGTCGTAAGAAATAATTTCAACGTTCGGAATATTTAATACGCTATTAAATAATCGTTGTATATATAAATCTGTTTGATCAGCAAATGGAATGTTTTTATCGGCTAAAAATTTCTCGAATTCTGGCTTAAAACCTTGAGAAAATAATGAGGCTATTAATTTAGAAATTTCTTGAATTTGATTGTTTTCAGACATATTAAATTATCCTTTTATTTTATATTATAATGAATCAAAAAATGTGCCTTTTATCACAAAACCGATAGCAGCTTCAATCGTAAAATCATCAATAAAATCACTATGTTCGCCAATTTTAAATATCAAATTATCTTGTGATTTGGTATTATAATTTATAATAAGATGATATGATCCATTCTTTTTATATGCTTTAATAGAGTTCACTGATTTAATTTTATCAATACCGCTAATAATATTGTAATTATAAGTTGTTGTATATTGTTTATTTTGAGCAAACGGTATAATTTGTAACCCATTAATATTTTTCGGTAAATTTTGAGAATTTATTAAGTCGACAGCACCAGATTCATCAGTTTCTTCTAATGTTTTAAAAACATTGTCGATAACATATACATATTTATTTATTTCAGTATTATATCCATAATCATTTTTTTGAAGATTTACTTTGTTGCCATCGAAGCCAAATTCTTTTAATTCATCAAATGTATACCATTGATAAAAAATGTCGTCATTATTAAATAATTGTTGAATACAATCTTTACTAAGTATTGTATTATTTCGATCATGTCGTTGTTCTTTTATCCAAGGATATTTGAAATTATTTTTAATTTTTACTTTTACTTCGGTAGTCCCAGGTTTAATTTTAGACAACATACTTCCACGAATTTTGTCGTCAAATTCCATCGATTTTTGTCCGACAGGAATCGTAAAAGTTTCACCTAAATATTCGACTTCTAATGGTTCGTAATATCGATTAACAATATGGTGTAAATAATCAGAATTAGAACTAGAAAATAGTGACTGATTTATAAAGAAATATCGTCCAAAAACACTAGGCACAGTGTATACTGTTGCGCTATCATCAGGAGCCGGAACATTTCTTGTGGAATGAAGGACATCTTTAAATTTGCCTTTATAATTAGAAACAATATCAATATTATTTTTTAATTCATCGAATGTTTCCGCTAATCGTACGCCATCTTCAATCGTTGCAATACCTCCGCTATCGGCAGTAAATTTTACACCGTTAATTTCGTATTTCTTATTTGGAAGCAATCCACTAACTTTAAGAATTCTAGGATCGTTTTGATCTGGATATATAGAAACATTATCAGAGAATAAAAGTTCCGATGGATTTTCATAGAAAATATATCCAAATTTAACATAATTTTTATTTCTGTGTTCACTATCATCTGCCACAGGATAAGTAAAATCTTTAGAACAGTTTTCTAAGTATTTACTTTCTTCTGGTTTTTCGTAACCTTCAGGAAGATTTTTATTCATAGGAACCCATAAAATTTTAGCATATGGGAAAGGATTTTCTGCATCTTGTTTTACTGTAACCGTTAAATTACCAGATTCAGGAAATCTGTATACAGTATCGTTAATTTCGATATAACTAAAAGGTTGCCCACTAAATGTTAAAATATAATTATCGTCTTGTTCAGTAACGACATTAATATTTACACCAGTACCATAAGCAACACCAATATTGCCAAATAACTTTTTTAAATAAAATTTTGTTTCTTCAGGAAATGGAGCATTAAGATCCTCTAAAACAGCTTTAACTAAAGAAAGAGTTGTATTTGGTTTATAGGCCGTAATCTCGTTAGCTATATCTTGTATTTTATTATCAGGCATATATGCTCCTTATTTATTTAATCAATGCTTTAATTGTTTTTAAATTATTAGTAACGAAAGCTGTCGGAGTAATTGATTTACCGATCATATTACCATCTTTATCGCAAATGAATATTTTTTTATTATTTTCGTCCATGGCAAGAATTTCAGCCTTGGATACAGGAACGCCTAAAACAGCTTCAGCTTGAGGTGGTATTTTTATAACCGAGCCCAAGAAATTAATATAATATCCGGCTGCGCTGAAGAAACTAGAACTAACAAGATTTGGTCTAATTTTTGCTGGAAACTCTTTATCACTAGTTCTTTCGATATTAGTACTTACACCTAATCGAACATTATTTAATTCCTCTTGTGTTAAAAGATTCGTAACAGTAACAGTCGATACATCTGTTCCTTCAGAATTTTTTATAACAGCTTGATTATAGTTAGAATTTTTATAAACTTCTAAAAATTCATCTAAATCAAATGGTATATCAACATGATTATTTTCAAAAATAGTATATTCCTGATTGTTAAATACTATTTTTACTGGTACATTTGAACTATTTGTAAATCTAATAAATCTTTTAATAGTATCATTTTGAGTATCTTTTTCACTTAACCATTGAGCATCGACATTATATTTGGCAACAATGTCATTGATATGTTTTAATACGCCAATAACAGGCTCTTCAATCATATCAAATGTTCTTAATGATTCAGAAATTTCTACAGTATCGATAATATTTTGAGCTGTTTTATTATTAGTATAACTAGTAGGTTTTTCTTTTTTATAAGGAAAATTAACTATAGAAAGATAAAAATTAAGGGTATCATCTGCTTTATTTAACGCTGGTACATTAAAATTAATTATTTTACCTTCGTTATTAAAATGAGTCGGAGTATCATTAATTTCGATATAGCTATCGAATGGACCTGTTAATGATACGATATATTCATTATTTTCTTTTCTAATAGAATTTAATGTAATTTCATTAGGTTTTATTAATTCATATGGAAATAATAAATCTAAATAATGTGCAACATTTTCAGGGAACGGTGCTTTCTTTCCTCTTAGAAAATCACTAAAAATTTTAAAGAAAAATTTATTTTTATATTCTAAAATTTCTTCAGAAATATTTTGTATTTGTTCGGACATATATATCTCCTTAACCTATGCGTTTCCACATATTAACAACGATATATGGAGGCATATTATTGTGAGGTTGGTTTTTACCGGATGGTAACATATTTATATTTAAATTGATAGTATGATTATGAGAAGCATCAATAACATAATTTCGTCCTGGTGAAGAATTTCCACCATCCTTAGCATGAATTCCATATTCACTTTCTTTTGAAACTATTCCAAAACCATCCCTATAAGGAACATCTGTTATGTCTCCATTTGGTCTAATAGTTGAAGAAAATTTACCAATTAATTTTGCTGTACTTGTAGTATTACCATTAATATTATTAACATCGTGACTATGAGAAGCTAATTCATCTTCCGTTAAACGATGTTCTTTTTCGCCACCGACTTGCCCGAGATTAAAGCCGTCACCACTATTAACTAACATACGACCAGAAGGCATACGTTCCCAGCTACCGCCAAAGATAGCAGAAGGTTCGACATTGTTAACGTTCATATAAATAGAACCAACCGGATATAATTGACCAGCTAATCGATTAAGCTGATCGAGCGCTGAACTTAATTTTTTATTTAACTGTCCTACAGTTACAGCATCGTTTAATTCAACACCGTCTGCCACATTACTAATAACACGTTTAGTCGTATCGTTACCGACAGATACTTGATTGGCGAGCGTAGCGACTGAATCCGCACCTAATGCAACACTGTTTTCACCAGTTGCTGAAGCATTAACGCCAACGGAAGTACCACGGCCCAAAATAGAATTACCGATAGACATTGCTTTATCTCTGAGCTTGTACGCAATTGTCGTAGCGATTTTTGTGCGACCGCTTTCAGCAGATATAAAAATATTATCGCCAGCAAGAAGCCCGTTAATACCTGTTCTTTCATCAATCTCCTCTTTAGTATACGTTTCGTCACGACCCATAAATAATTTAGCCGTTTGTGTCTTCGTATAATATGGAGTTAAATCGACATTGGCATTAATTTCGTTATCACTGCTAATCGTAATCGAATTACCAGCTTTTAATTTATCTTGTTTCGATTCTTTTAAATTTTGAATATCTTCGAAATTTTGAATCATTTCGTCAGGTTCTTGAATATATACCTGATCATCTTTATATTTATTATCGGCTTTTGCCTTTTTTAATTGTAACGCTTTTAATACGTTAACCTTTAAAGATTCGACTTTTAATTTATTCACTTGATTAATCCTTCCCTTGTTAATTACTTAACAAGTCTAAATAGATTAATTCGATTAGCAAGCATAGATCGCAACGGATATTTACGATTTTTTATACCTGCAAATTTATATCCTAAATATATACTTTTCTTAAAGTATCGACACCATTGTCGATCGTCTTTAAGACAGAATATATTATTTTTAGTATCGATCGCAAAGAAAAAATCTTTTTGATCGACGATTATCTTTACGTCGTTATAACGTACATATTTACCAAAAATATAATAAGCAAAGCCATATCCACAATTACGATATAACCAAGCACATCGACATATATATCGTTGGAATTTTTCTTTTAATGTAAAATTCTCGTCGACAAGATCGACATATCCAGGTATTATATAGCCATCGCCTTTATTCTCGTAATGATATAAATAATGCTTATTAAAATCATAACGAGCAAACTTTGGCACATTACCTTCGTATATCATCCAAGTAATATCGAGACAATTGTCATAGGTTTGCCATAGCTTAAATATTTTAGGCAAATTACCATATTTATCTGCAAATAATACGACGAACCAATTTGTTAAATAGCATAGTACCATACAGAGCATATTAGCTCCGCATAGTACTAACCATTTAATATAATATTTACTCGGCATCATTCTTTTCCTTATATGTTCCGACTTCACTATTATATTTACTATTTATAAATTTATTAGCAATTTGTGTCGCAGCAGAACCGCCACCAGTTAAATTAGCTAACGTATCATAGTGTTGCCAATTATGTCCTGTAATTACTAAGTATAACGTAACACCGACCAATAACAATAATAACGTAAAAGAAATGACGCGTGTGTAGCTAAGTCCTTCGTTTTCAAATAGCATCATTTTAAATATTTTACTCATTTTATTTCTTACCTTTTTTCTCATGTAATTTAAACTTTACGACATTTAAGTCGACATCGGTAATGCGATCGATTACGTCTTTCGGAAGGCTATTAATAATTTCGTTATTATAACGAATTAATTTCATGTTTTCCTTAAAACTAAATAACTCGGTCAATACTATATAACCGTAACATATCCATGCAATAATGTCGAATACATCCTGAAAATATAGCATATGGATAGTCGACGGAATTACGATTGCATCTAATAAAAATGCGAAAATACTTAAAACACTATATTCGAATAATTTGAAGAGAAAGCCGCGATAAAATACGCGGCTTGATTTTTGCTGTCCCCAGCCTCCCCAAAATACATCGATAATAGTTCGATAATGCCATAAAGGTTTTTTTGAAAAAGTAAGAGCGAACAATCTTAACAATGTATCGACAATTAACATAAAGAATATAATCGTATACATCGTTAAGAATGTTTCGACTGCTTGAGGAGCAATATTATATAACAATGCTAATGCATTTATTAATGTCATTGTTCTCCCCTATATAATAAAAACTATTCACCTTTTAATGCTTTAATTGCATCGAGAATAGGTTGCAAGTCAGCTTGAGTAATAAAGCCTTTTTCTTTTAACTTAGTTTCGATATCTTCAAGTTTTAAATATTTAGCTTCTGCTTGAGCTTGAGTTTCGTAAGCACTTAAATCTGGAGTATGGATTCCATCTACAGTATTTTTCAATTCTGTAATTTTATTTTCTAACGCTTCTTTGGCTTCATTAACTTTACCTTCAGCAGCTGTAAGAGTTTGGTTAGCAAGTTGAGTTACAGAATCTTGAGTAGCTAATTCATTTTTAAGTGCAGCTTTAGCATTGTCGATATCATCAGAAGTTGCATAATGTTTGCCAGTAAGAATTTCATCTAATTTAGTTTTTTGATCTTCAGTGAAATTTGTAGGAGCAGCTTTGCCTTCTAATGCAGTTACACGAGTATCGATAGCTGGAACAGTAGTATCTTTTAAAGTATTGATACTAGCTCTTAATTGACCAATGTTAGTATCCATGCTTGCACTATAGCTACCAAGATCTGCATTTGTAGCATAGTTCTTATCACGAAGAATAGATTCTACTACACCTTTTTGATCTTCAGTTAAAGTATCTTTTGGACCATACTTAGCATCGGATTCAGCTTTCTTAGCATAAGGAGTTAAGTCAACAGAAGCACCAGTACCAGTAGCTGTCAAAGTTTTTGTATCGGCATCATAAGATAAACCATTACCGAAAGTAAGAGCATCTTGTTTAGCCGTAACAGCAGCACTCGTAGCGATTGCATCCTCGATATTTTCAGTCGTTACATATTGACCTTTAGGAGCATAGTAACCATCGGCAGTTTCTTTATCGAGATAACCTTTACCTACAATAGCTGTATTAATAGCATTTGCAAAAGTCGGAGTAGTTGCTAATGTATCGAGTTCGCTACGTAATACGTAATCGCCTTTAGTTTGATATAGGCTAGTCGCAGCACTTACATCAAGTTTATTAGCAATAGCCGTATTAACTTCGTCGATTTTAACTTTATTTTTACCAATTTGATCGTCGACATATTCAATAGTCGCATAGTTGCCTACGCCTTGATATAAACGATCGGATTCATTCTTAGTGATGTAACCATCTTTAAGAGTATTAGTTAAATCTTCACGAGTTAAGTAATTACCTTTAACTTGGAAAATACCTTTAAGAGTTTCGAGGTTAGTCGCTAATTTAGCATCGATAGCAGTATCAGTTTCGTCAGCTGTCATCATGTCGTCTTTAATACGAGCAATTTCAGTACCGTATACGTCACGAGTCCAAGCAGCAAAATCGACTTTAGTTTGATAAGCAGCAGCAGCTTCTTCAGACTTATCGTTAATAGCTTTTTCTAATGCAGTCTTAGCAGCAGCTAATGCATTCTCTTGTGCTGTAATAGCTGTATTAAGAGTTTGTTTTGCATCTTCGAAATCAGTAGTTGCTACTTTACCAGCTACTTCATCTTTTGTAGCTTTCTTAGCTAATTCAGCAAGAATAGATTCTACAGAAGATTTATTATCGTTAACACCAGATTGGATATTAGCAATAGTTTGAACGGCATCTTTTAATGCGCCTAATTTATTGTCGACAATACCTTCGACTTGAGTTTGAGTCAAACCACTACCACCAGCAGCAATAGTTGCATTATCTAATTGTTGTTTAGTAGCAAATGTGTCGTCAGCATATTTTTTAATTTCGGTAGCTTTCGCACCGATTTCAGTCGTTACGTCAGCTTTCTTAGCATATATATCTGCATCATTCTTCGATACGTATACATCGCCAAGACCGGCAACAGCAGCAGAAATATCTTCTGTTACTTTAGCAGCTTTAGCATATGTATCAAGATCGGCAGTATGAACCAAGGTATCTTTATCGAGGCCGTTAATCAAAGCTTCATTAGCATTAGCTTTAGTTTTAACTTCTTCTAAGGCAGCAGCTGTAGCATATTCGCCTTTAGGTTGATAATCACGATCAGCAGCTTCTTTAGTTACATATTCGCCTTTTTCTTGATAACCAGCAAGTTTAGCTGTAAGTTTAGTATCAATTAAATTAGGAACAGTAGCTGTTTCGAGAGTATTTAATTTTGTATCGAGTTCAGTTGCTTTAGCTTCAAATACATTTTTGTCAGCTTTATCAGCAAGAGCACTTACGTCGGCTTTAGCTAACAAATCAGAAGCGTTTTTGTCAGCTTTAGCTTGAACTGCGGTCAATGCACTTACGTCAGCTTTGTCAGCAAGTTTTTCGTTAAGCTTAGTTTCGCCTACGAATTTTTCTCGAGCTACGATAGCATCGACAACTTCTTGAACTTTATCGGCTACAGCTTGAGCGTCAAGACCGCCGCCAGTACCACCATTAAGAGCAAGGTCGTTAACTTTAGTCGTTAATTTACCAAGATCTTCAATTGCTTTTTCGACTTTAGTTTTTGCTTCTTCAAGACCTGCAGCATTTTCAGTAGCTTTAGCTTTAGCTTGTTGAGCAGTCGTATTTACTTCACGAACAGCAGCATCGGCAACAGCTTTAGCAGCTTCGATATCTTCGGCTACTTGTATTTTGTCAGCTTTATCTTTAAGTTTAGATGTAACTTCATTTTTTTCTGCATATTCTTCAAGAGAAGCTACGTCAGCTTTTGTTGCCAATTTTTCATTAACTTCGTCTTTAGTGAATACTTTATTTAACTTATCGAGTACTGCAGTTAAATCAGCATGACCAGCTAATTGTTGAGCCAAATCTTTAAGAGATTGCAACGTAGTTGGATCTAAAGAACCGATAGCTTGTACTTCAGCTTTAGTTGCATATTCACCTTTAGGTTGATATGTTTCATCAGCAACTGCTTTAGTTACATAATTAACGAGAGCAGCTTCAACTTCTTTAGCTTTAGCATCGGCAGCAGTAGCTTTTTCTTTAGCTTCAGTCACAGCTTCACCAGTTTTAGCTTCAGTTTTTGCTTCTTCAGCAACAGCTTTAGCAGCTTCGATAGCTTGAGCTAATTCATCTTTAGCACCTTTCAAAGCTTCTTTAGTTGCCAATGGTTCAAGTGCAGTAGCGTCAGCTTTATCTGCAAGAGCTGTATTTGCTTTAGCAGCTTCTTTTGCAGCATCAGCAGCAGCTTGTTTAGCTTCGGCAGCTTCGGCTTTTGTAGCTTTTTCAGCTAGTGCATTATTAACTGCTTCTTGATCCGCCTTGCGGCTTAATGCTTTTTCGTTTTCTACTTTAGCTTGTGCCGCATCAATTTTCATTTTAGATACATCGTCAGCAATACCTTGTACTTTAGCATCGTTCAATGTATCGGCAGCTTTACGTTCAGCAGCTTCTGCAGCTACAGCAGCTTTATTTGCATCGGCTTCTGCTTTAACGTTATCCAATGCTGTTTGATCAGCTTTAGTAGCAAGAGCAGTAGCGTCCGCTTTGGCGGATACTTCTTCTTTTGTAGCCAAAGGAGTCAAATCGCTAGCGTTAGCTTTTTTAGCAAGTTCAGTTTCGATAACAGCTTTATCGGCTTTATCGGCTAAATCAGATTTTTTAGCATATGTAGCTTCAACTTCAGCAGCTTTAGCAAACGGAGTTAAATCAACAATAGCTTTAACTTTTTCAGTAAGTTCGGATGCTTTGACTACGTCGTCGGCAGTAGCTGCTTTAGCAATAGCTTTTTCAAGATCAGTATCTTTATCGTTAAGTTTTTTAATTAACTTATCGATAGCATCTTTATCATATACTTTATCTTTATCAGCTTTCTTAGCAATTTCAGCAATACTATCTGGGTTATCTTTTAAAAGATCAATCGCGTCTTTTAATGTTTTAAGATCTTGAGCAGATACACCACCTGTAGCTGTTTCGAGTTCTGCTTTAGTCGCAAATTTAGCAGCAGCAGCTTCGTCGGCTTTACCTTGAGCTTCGGTAATTTTTTCAGCTACTTTAGCATCGGTGATATATTCACCTTTAGGTTGATATTGAGCAGCAGCTTCGACTTTGCTCAAGAATGTAATAACGTCTTGTGCTTGTTTAGCAGCAAGATCGGCAGCTACTTTAGCTACAGCAGCTTGGTTAGCTTCAGCTAACGCTTTGTTAGCAGCAGATGTTGCTTTGTTTTCTGCTGCTTGTTTTGTTACGTTTTCGACAGCTTTATTATCGACAGCTGGTTGACTACCAGTATTATTATTATCTGTATCGATAGTCAAACCTTTGCGAGCTGGATTATAAAGACCGAAATATGCACGAGTAACAATTTTTTTAGACATTCAAAAATCTCCTTAATTCCAATAAATAATTTCGGTAGACAAACGATTACGCAAATCGTTCGTTGCTTTATTTAAATAACCGTCGACGTTTTGTTTGATATATTCTTGCAAACCATCGCCGATTACTCGTAACAGTTGATCGAGAGTCGGTTGATAAATACGTTGATTAACTTGATCGACATATTTAATTAACTCATCTCGTACCGTATCTCTAACCTGATTAAAATCAGGCTTCTTTTTTAAAGCTTCAAGAAGATCGGTATAAGTATTAATTGTACCGTCTTGTTCAAATTGTTTAATCGTATCTGTCCAATATTCTAAATCATGAATATCTGGTTTATTATTAACGACACGAATTACTTCGTTTAATTTGTAAACAAGATACTTAATACTCGTTTCGTTTAATGAAGCTTGTTCGATAAATTGCTTCATTAGCGTTACCTCATAATAACATTAGTAAAAGTAAGCTTATTCTCGTTCGGCACAATAGAGCATTCGTCATTATTTTTAATAATAGTAATGCCTTTAAAAGCATTTTCGCCTTCTTTTAATAACGATACCGGTATGATAATATCGCCTATATTTTTATTGTCATACATAGTCGATACGATAATTTCAGTCTTACCTTCCAATAAATATACAGAGTAAATTCCATCGTAACAAGAAGTAAAGCAGGTGTCGTCAGAAAACAGCACCTGCTTATTATTTGATAATAAAATGTTACTTAATTCCAACGTATTATTACCATAAGTAATAACATTGTTTTGAATAAAAGATTTACCGCCTATTTGCAAATCTTTTACAAATAAATTTTTAACATTTAATGTATCGATCTTATTATTTTTAAGGATGTACTCTGATGTTATATTACCATTCGTAACGCCATTAGTTCTTAGATATTCCGAAACTTTTTCTTCTGATTTTGCCATAATGTCATCGACATCATGAGACAAATTCATAATCGTTTCATTTAACGCATCTAATGATAAATTTTCCACAGATTATATACCTCTAACGATAATAAATAGCAACTAAATTAGAATGATCGATAAACAGCATATCGTCAAGAATTTCGAAGTCGATTCCATTTACAGAATATCGACCATCTTCATTTAATACAAAATACGTAATTATATCTGTTCTTTGTTTTAATACTAATAATAATTCGATAGCTCCATTTAAATTAATAGCCGAATCATTATATATTAATGTATTCCAACGATAGGAATTGCCGCCAGCTATCATTAATTCTTTATTATTATAAGAATTGCCAGAAAGAATATTGCCGCCTATCATAAGTTTATTATCGTCAATAATCATATTGCCATTAATATTTTTAACAGATACTGTATCAATATTATAATCAGACGATACATTCTTCTTATAATAATTATCTTGAAACTTATAATTCATTAATGAAAAATCGACGACTTCATTAATAATAGTATTTTTAGATTCAGTAAGATAATCTTGAATCTCAAATATTTTATTTTGAATATCGGTTAAGGTAACGTTATCCTTATTTAATGTTTGAATCATTAGCGTTACCTCGCTTTCTTATTGTATACGATTTATCACATATAATTTTATTGTTTTCGATTTTAAAATCATTGCAAATAAAATCTTTGCCGCAATAATTAATAAGATATGGCTTATTAACAATATCTTGAATAACGATATAATATTCGCCTTTAACCAAGTCGCTAGTATATTCTTTAAACTTAGGCAATAACATATCACTGTCGTATTTTAATATTTTATTATCATATACTAATCTATCATTAAATACTAAATCATGTTTATCAGTTTTAATAGATGTATTATTAATACTATTATCACCGATATATATATTGCCATCGATAATAATCGTATCGACATCTAAATCTTTAATAGTCTCGTTAATAGAATATGCCGTTTGATTAATGTCAAGTGATGTTAAATATCCATCGATATGAATAGCCGAAGATTCTAAATTATTAATTCTATTAATTAAGTCGTTGAGGTTATTTTTTAATGTATTAAGATCTAACGCCATTGTATATTATAACCTCCTAATGCATCCCAATGATGATTATAGCTACTATGATGTTTACGACGTTGACGCCAAATTTCATTCGTATAGAATTTATAATCATATGAATTAAGTTCTAAACGTTGAATAACTGTATGGTTTTTATCCCAAGCATAATAATTTAAGAATGATACAGACATATTTGTTTCTGGACCATCGTTAGGATCGTTCCATGGTTTGTAGCCACGTAAGAATGCATTGCGCACTAAAATAAATATTGGTTGATAACTATCGCCATTATATTTATAAGCATAAGCTTCATTCCATTTGTCATAGTTATCTTTATTCATTTCTTGATTACTACGCCATTGTGGAAGTTTAACATAATTGCGATAGTTATTTGTCGTAATAATAGTTTTATTGGTCACTAAACCATATGCATTAAATTCTAATAATGTTTTATCGCCACGTTTAATAGCAAATGGAAATGCTTCGATAGAATACTCATCGATATTAAATAAAGTACTAATCGATCCTTGTGTAAAATTAATACAAGGATTGTTACCAGAATTAATAACTAATTTACCATTAGTTTCTGGATTATTATAGCGAATAAAATCATTAACTTCGCTTAACTTAACAAATCGATTATTACATTCATCTTTAGTATAATAATTAGCTAATGTTGAATTAACTAAATTTTTAAGATCATCGATACTTTCAGTAACTTTATCGTTAAGATAATGTTTCATGTTTTCGAGACGAGAATTATACTGATCAATTAAATCTTGAATAGCACTACCTGAAATAATATTATTAAATCGAGTTAAAGAGTCGATGATCTCGTTTATTTTTTTAACTTGCAAAAAAGTCGTTACTTTATTTTTTAAATGCTCGATCATCGCCATAACACCTTTAAAATCTTTCCGAAATTACGACTCTTGTTGCCATCATAATCTTCGCCTACCCAGCCTGTTTTTGCTGTTAGCATAACGTAAGTCTTAGTAACTTCTAAACCGGCTGTAGCATATGGCGTAAAGAATTTAATCGGAACTTCTGCACTACACATATATACGTATGATGGAGCCACTTTATGATCATTTTGTTTATCATAATACGTAAAATCAGATGTCGTATTATCGACGATAACAATTAAATCATTCCAACCAGATGGTAACGCTACAGTACCACCTACATTTTCAACACGACTATTTTCAATAATATTCCAAGTTGCTGGAATATATTTACGCTCTATTAATTTAAATATATCACGATTTAATGCGCGTTCTGTTCCGTCATTAATATTTTTAGCAAATAATTCTGAACCATCTGGATTGATCATCTTAAGCCAATCACCGTCCATAATAAGTTTAACGCCATTAATCGTCATTAAAATATTATCGCTCTTGCGAGCATTAATAACAGCATTATCCATTGTTAACGTACGGTTTAAAATCCAATCGGTAGCTTTCGATATAAAATTGTCTTTATTAGAGCTATTTAAATATCGACCATCGTCTTCTGACTTTGTAAAATAATTCTTTATTTTATTTAGCCAACTTGCTTTTTCATCGGCTAACGATGTATTAATTTCTTTACGAGCCGAATTATATTCTCTATTAATAGTATTAAACTTATCGATAAATTCATTAGGCGTAATATTGTTCGTATTATTTTCTCGTTCTAATACGTTATATTCGTCGATAATTTTATTAATTTCTTGTGTAGCTTTTACCGACGTAGATCGTTCTTTCATTCGTTCCATGAATATATCTCCTTATCGATAAAATACTTTATGAATCGTACCGTTCCATTTGGCCGATTCTAATTTAATATAATTATTTGCTAAATTAATAGTGCAATATGCTGGAGCATATCGTTGAACACCTAACGACAATTCTATTAATACATGATCGATATACATATGATCATTATCAATTCTATCTGTATATTTCATAAGAATCAATAATTGATTAGCATCGTCATTAACAGCATCGCCATAATATACAGATTGTCCGACGCCTAAATTACGACTGTTAGGTAGTTCAATCCAGTTACCTGGACTAATTCTAGAAATACCTGTAACGACTTCTTGTCCATTATTATATACAACATTATCACGTATTTCAAATACGTTATTACCATTATTCGTTACTTTTAAAACACCTGGACGAATTTCTAAAGAACCGTCTGGAAATGTAACAACTGGACCCGAGGTATTATTTAATTCAATAGATTTACCGACATTTAAATTTTTACGTAACGTAATATTTTGATCTTTTAATAAAAAATTACTTAAGTCTTGTATACGATCGAATAAAGCATCGCTTTCGTCTTTTGTATAATATAACTTAATTTTATTTTTTATTAATTCAATGGCAGCCGCTAAATTATCTTTTGCATTCTTAATAGCATTACGAATATCTCGTACAGCATTTTCAATATAGCTACCAATGTTTTCTCGAGTCGGTCTATTAGCAGATACTTCTTTAAGTCTATTAATTTCAGCATCGAATTCATTAATCTTGGCATTTATTTTTTGTAAGCCAATTTGCTGAATTAATTTTTGAATCATACAGTATCACCATGTTCAATAACATTACTTGTCTGAGTATTATAATATAAAACGTATCCACGTTCAGGATATACGCTTCGTAACAATACTTGAGAATCTGTAGCTTCAGAAGTAATTGTCGAAGCTTTTTTAATTTGTCCGTCGTAAATTACGACTTTAACAACTTCAGCATTTGGTATTTCTAATATGAGTTGATAATCATCGGTACCATTTTTAACCCATTTATTAGAACCAAATTCTATTTTCTGAAGAACAATGCTTTGATTAATTTTATCAACAACAGCATTAGGTAAAATACTTTTTCCATTTCTAACTAAAATCTCCCAGTCAGTACCATTAAAACGATAAATAGAACCGGCTGTATCGCCACCGTTAACTGCAGCAATATCACCTAATACTGCATCAGGATATGTCGTGAATAAATCGGCAACACTATTAACACTTTGCTTCCAACAATTTGTATCGGCAGCTTTCGTTAATGTCGTTAACAATTCATCACGCAATAAAAAATCTTCGACAGGATGTCCCATAAATTTACGAGTATCTTCACTCAAATCGCTTCTGTCAGAATTACCGGAACGATCGGAAAGAATCGCATGCTTTGGGATCCATTTTTTAAATTTCTGTTCGAGAGTTTCACCGTCGCTAAATACAACTTGATCGGCTGTCGTACTCGGATTAAATAAATCCTTACCGCCAGTACCATTCTCGACGAGAACTTTACCTTTTATATCAGCCATAATTAAATGTCCTTTTCATTAATTTTACAAAAAAATATCTAATTTACAAATTTATATTACAAACAAAAAAAAGAGCTTGTCATTAAGACAAGCTTACTTTTTTAACTTTTAATTTAGCGTTCGATTGTTTTTCACCATCGAATAAAGCAGTATGTCCTGCGCGAATAATTCCGAGGTTGGCTGTATATATCGAACTAAAAATAATAAGTTCGATCGTAACACCACCGCCAACATCGCCTTCGCAAAATGCCATAAGATTGCCTTTGCGATCTTTACGTTCATCGATTTTCGTAATCTTAATCGGTACTTTAAATACATCGTGCCCATCTTCATAATCAAACCATTCTGGCGTACATGTTACCGGGCAACTTAACGATTGCATTTCATAATCCATAATTACGTCTTCGTTAAAATCGTTGACATCTAATAGTTCGATTTTTTTATCTTTACGTATTTCATGAAATTCATTTAATAGCTCATTACGGTTAGCCTTATAATTATTAAAAGCACCCGACATAATCAATGCTTCGCCAACGCGTTTATTAAAAGCTTTTTTACCTATTTTGTCTAATGCATCTTCTAATGAAGCATATGGTCTATTATCTACAATAGCTGGGATAGAAGCTTCACCAACACCTTTGATGGACCCAAGACCAAATAGGATATTATTTCCATCAGGAGTAAAATCCCGATTAGATATATTGATGTCCGGAACTTTGACATCGATACCTTCCTTTCTAATCATCGGAATATAACGCAATAAATCTTCGGTAGCTTGCATCGATAAAAATGCTGAATAAAATTCTACCGGATAATATAATTTTAACCATGTTGTTAACATACTAGTAAATGAATAAGCTACGGCATGACTCTTATTGAAGGCGTAGGATACGAACCCCATAATAGCATCGAAATAATCGTTCATTTCTTTAGCTGTATATCCATTAGCAATAGCACCTTTAATTTCAGGACCATATTTACCTTTAGGATCATACCACGGTAATTCATTATTATCTTCCCAACCTTCAGGGCCTTCACAATTTTTCTTACCATAAATATGACAACGAATCATCATTGGGAACATGCTTACTTTCTTTTTGGCTACCGTCTTGCGCACAATTGAGTCAGCTTGATTATCATCGAATCCAGAAACCTGTTTAGATATCTGCATTACGTTTTCTTGATAAGGAATAACACCATATGTTTTATCTAAAATATTTTCGATACCTCGCAATGGTAATTCATTTTTTTCTAAACCTTGTTTACGTTTTGCATATTGATGATGCATGCCTGCAGACAAAGGCCCCGGTCGGAGCAACGCTGTTGTAGCTGCTATATCATCGAAACATGTTGGCTTCATTTCTTGAAGATAATCTTTAAACATATCAGATTCCAATTGGAATATACAATCTGATTTAGCACAAGCTAACATTTGATATAATCTTTTATCTTCGATATCAAAATTATCATATAGCCAATCAACATCTTTATGAAGATGGTCGAGTGTTTTTTCGATAATCGATAATGTTTTTAATCCAAGAATATCGAGTTTCGCCGTACCTAATTCTTCACATTCAACGCCGGTAAACAATGTAATCATAACACCATTTTCATCAGTACGTGTCGGGAAATAATCGTCGACACGACAAGGCATAGCTAGTACACCAGAAGCATGAACACCAAAGTTACGTTTAAGGCCTTCAAAGTTACGAGCTAACCTGAACAATTCTTTATTTTCAGATTCTAATTTTTGCCACTTTTTATATAAAGATTTCTCACTTTCATTCCCATCTTTTAAAGCATCGTAATCTTTAAACTTAGGTTGTAGTGGTACGACATCTTCAAAATCATCAATTTGTTTACTTAATAAATTCATTTTTTCAAACGGAATTTTTAAAGCACGTCCAACATCTTTCAAACCAGATTTAACACCTTGTTGTGTATATGTACCAATATGTGCTACATTCTCAAAGCCGTATAAATCTTTAATATGTTCAATAACTTTATCACGACCAAAATAGCTAAAATCTGCGTCTACGTCAGGAAGTCCCGTTCTGTCAATAGTCAAAAAACGACCGAATAATAAATCATACTTGATCGGATCGATATTTTTTGTTATTCCAATACACCATAAAACAAGGCTTCCACAGGCCGATCCACGACCAGGCCCAGTCATTACACCATTATTATCGGCCCAGTTAATATACTCACGAACGATTAACATATAATCAGCGAAATCTTTATAGTTAATAATATTTAATTCATAAGCCAATCGTTTTTCATAATTAACAATATCATCAGCAATATATTTATAACGTTTAGCTAATTCATATAACCCTTTATAAGCAAGCTCACGCAATTCTTTTTTAGTATTATTAGAATTAGGAAGCTTTGGCATTAATGGAGTTGAGCTACCTAATGTTACGTCTTCGACCATATTAGCAATAACTTGTGTATTGTTCATAGCTTCAAGATATAGAGCATATTTTTTTAAAGCAGTTTCACGATCTGTTTCTGTTTTATTAAGAATATCTTTAAAACCAGCTTGCATTTCTTCTTCACTTTTAAGCCAATAATTGTGATCGTATTTCATTCGATTAGGATTATATATATCAGTACCAGTACCGATAGATACTAATACGTCATGATCTTTATTATCAGACTTTAATACATAATGCACATCGCTAGTAGCTATTAAAGGAATATCATATTTATCGTGCATTTCCATATAAAAAGTGTTAACGTTAACTTGATCATTAAAATTATTTGGTTGCACTTCTAAATAAAATCGATCCTTAAAAATATCTTTATATTCTTTTAATAATGTTTCAGCTAGTTGTCGATCACCTTTATTAAAAGTTTTAGCTACGATATTTGCAACACAAGCTGTCGTACAAATAACACCTTCGCTATATTTACGAAGCATTCCCATATCGAATAAAAAACGTCCATTATAAGTACAAACTTTAGCCGCTTCACTTTGAAGCTTAATTAAATTGTTAAGACCAGTTTGGTTCATTGCTAATAAAATTAAATGATATTGGCGAGTATCATACATAAAGGGTTTAATGCGTTCTTTAACTTCTTTAATACCTTTAAAGCCTTTTTTCTTCGTGATAACAGCTTGTGCTTCTTCTTCGGTAACGACGCCTTCTCGAAAAGCATCGGTGGCCGCATCGGCCCAACGACTATCAACATCTTTAGCTAATTCTTCGGCATTCCAAGTTTGATAACCTTCGAATCCTAGTATAGGCTTAATGCCTTGCTTTTGACATTCTTTTTGAAACTCATAAATACCGCCCATATGATTATGGTCGGTAATAGCTAAACTTGTCATACCTAGTTCTTTTGCTCTCGATACTAATTTAGGTATATGACAATAGCCATCTAAAAAGCTATATGCTGTATGCACATGTAAATGTGTAAACATGATTATTCCTCCTTGATAATCTTATCGATTCGTAATGTATATAACTTAGGCTTCATGAAATTCTTAGTTATATCGCCAATAATACGAACTCTATTTCCTTGTCTAAAGCCAAGATCTCCAGCGCCCCAGTGCCAGAAATCGATTTGTTTTTTACCGTCAAATAACGTATACTTAATATTCTTATCGTTATTCTTACTTATGCTTATCGACGTAATCGTTAAATCTTTAATACAGATTTTAGGCTTTTCAAACGATACATTATCATATGCTAATAAATAAAATGAATTATAAGCTTCTTTCGTTAAATCAGATAACGTAAAATAAATAAGTTCTTCTGGTTTGCTACGAACTGATTCGACAACGGCATGTTTATTTAATTCATTAATTTTATCGGTTAACGATTGTTTAAATTCTTCGACTTTATCATTATAAATAGCAAAGCCACAAGCGGCCGCATGTCCACCAAATGAATATACATTTTCATCGTTAGCTAACAATACATTTAGTGGATATGAATTACTTCGTGCAGAACCATGAATTAATTGCTCTTGATCGTCGATACCAACAAACGAAGGCAATCCGCTATAGTCTTCTAACTTACCAGCTAGTATACCAAGTATGCCTAATGGAGCATAGTCTAAAGCAACTAGTGCAATATTACAATCTTCATCATAACTTTCGTTATAAGCTTTCTTAATAATATCAGTATATTCTTTAGTTAGCTCTTTACGTTGATTATTGTATGCTTCGACATTATTACATACGTCTTCTGCATCTTCACTAATGTCTAATAATTCAATCGAAGATTTAATATCGAATAATCGAGCACAGCTATTAAGACGAGGAGCTAAATCCCACGATACGAATTCACTATTCATTCGAGGTGAACCCATATTCTTAATGAATTGTCTTAGTGTGTTCGGTACATTGCCTTCATTAATTTGTTTAAAACCTTTTTGCACAATGGCTTGATTTATGATACTCGCCATAGGCATTACGTCGGCAATTGCTCCGATAGCTGCCAAATAAATCAATTTATTAGAATGATAATAATTATAGCCTAATGCTCGTTCGATAGCTCGACAGAAATATAAAGCTACTTCAGCACCACATAAAGCTTTTGCCCAATGATCACTTTCGGTAATATGTTGATCGACAATTATTGTATCGGGTAACACTTCTTGCGGTAAGTGATGATCAGTAATAATAATTGGTATATTATACTTTTTACAAAGTTCAGTTTCTTCGACTTTAGTAATACCATTATCAACCGTAATAACTAATGGCTTTAATTGACATTTATATCGTTCGTTAATCTTTTCAATAAAGTCAATACTTAAGCCATAACCATCACTACGTTCTGGAAAGTATACTTCACTATAATTTTTAAATTGTGCTAAAAAGCGTTTCATTATAGTGCCGCTTGTCATGCCGTCGACATCGTAGTCGGCATAAACAAAAATATCGCGTCCTTGTTTTAAACAATCAACGAATAAGGACGCAGCTTCGTTAATATTAATAATCTCGTTAGTTTCATCGATGTTAATGATTTTATCTTGATCGTATAAAATATTATATGCGTCGTCCAATGGAATTTGTTTTAATTCCAAAATTTGGGCGACTAAATCATCAACTTTTAAGCGAGATCTGTACTTATCTTTACTTATCATAAGTAACCACCTTTCTTTATTATTATAACATATAGACATAAAAAAAGCGAGTAGCTTTCGCTACTCGTTTCTTTTTTTGCGTCGATTAATATCTTTGCCTGTAAGCTTTTCGAGCTTATTTAAAGCACCACGACGAATCTTACGATACGTCTGAATATCGACTCCGATCTTATTAGCTATTTCAACTGGCTTAGCATTTTCTGCATATACCATAGCTAATATTAAACGTTCTGTTGGGGTAAGATGTGAAAACAAATCGTTACATACTTCACCGTTAATCCATAACTCGCTAAAGTTCCCGTCATCGTCGACAACAATTTGATCAAGAAGATCAGCTTTGTACATTGTTAACGAAGACATATTACTCACGCCAATATCGTTCATATCGGATCGATCGTATGAATTATTAATACGATCTTTAAGATGAGCCTGAATGAATCTAAATAATTCATAACGGAATACATATGTTAAATATGCATTAAAGCTACGATTCGTTTTTTTATACTTCATAACCATAGTCGAAAACAATGTTTTTAAATCTTGTTCGACATCGCATTGCTTAGCATAATTATCACGAATTAAACTCAAGCTACGATTTACTTCGGCATATTCATCTTTATTAAGATGCCAGTTTTTAAATACTTTAGATCGTAAATATTTATTAGCAATATATAATCCGATAAATTCTCGCGATACTTTATTATTAAGATAAATCTTATCTTCTAATAATAGATCACGGAACATATTTAAGAATGGTTCAAATCGAATTAATAGTTCTTGTAATAATTCATCTCGACGTCGAGGATCAGTATTATGACTTTGGCATTCTAATACTAATGAATCGACTTCTTCCCAAGCTTCTCTTTGTCCGTCTAATATTTTACGTTCGGACATTATTTTTTCTTTTTAGTCTTTCTTTTTAATTTTTTAATTTCGTCGAGAGACATCCATTGTCCATCGTGAAATTGTAAACATTCGAGTTTCAACTCTTCATATTTATATTCAAATAATTTTTTCTTTAGATTGAAATCGACAGTAACCTTACCCTTAATATCGATAACACGAATACTTTTATCAAGATTCGTAATTACGAAATCGGCTATATAATTAATTGGTAAAATTTTCTTACCATTTTTTCTGAAGCCAGGTTGTAGTTCATACGTTACTTGCCGTTCAAATCCAAGAATTTCTTTTTTCTTGAGTTTTTCTTTTAAGTAAATATAATAACTTGCTTCCATCAAGCTGTCGAATTTAATATCATCGACATACGGCTTATATGAAAAGTATCGACTTTTCTTAACCTTATCTTTAACTTGTGGAAGTTCAAAGCTTTTGATTAATTTTTTCTTTTTATATTCGTTCCAAAGAATATGAGTATCACGAAGAGCTTTCGTTTTATATTTACATCCGTCTATTTCATATGGCATGTATATTACTTTCCGGTAAACGTACGAGATATCTCTGGGATAAATCGACACTTACTCGATTCTTCTCGAACAGGGAAGTATATATTATTAGCAATACCTTTTAGCACATTATTAGCAATGAAGTTAAGACGTTCGATTGAACTAATATCACGATATGCTATAAATGTATTATTAGTTTTGGGATAATAAAACATAACACCACTTAACTGAAAATCGAATGCATCGTATGCTGCTTTCCAGTCTAGGCTACATTTAATATCGCTATCACATTTATCTTGATTAAATGTTTGATCGAATACTGGATAGAATAAAAAATATTTACCATTTTTATAAGCGATCGGTCCGATATCAACTTCGATCTCGCCCTCATCGAAAGTTAATGTATGCATATGGCCTATGCTAATAATATTAATTTCCTGAGAAGAACAATAATTATATAATTTATCTAATCTTGCTAGCCCACTAATAACATCTTTTGGTTTAATACGATGTGGAGCATTTTCTAATTCTTTATCTAAGAGTGTCGACATTTCAGGCATACCGATAATTTCTTTAGAATAAATGCTGCCTAAAAATACATACGCAATCTTTAATAAAGACGAGCGTATGGTACGCTCGTCTATCGGGATAGGTGTATTATATTTTATATTGTAAAACCAAGGGCTATCAAGATAATCTAAGAATTGATTACTTGTTATTTTCATAGATCATTAATGCTACTTTATAAGATTCATAGAACAATTGATCAGGACTACTTAAATTAGGACGTAACAAAGGAACATCAGTTTCTTGTCCTAATAAAGATTCACATGACTGAGTAATTTTAATACGAAAATCTTCGAACAGCATGTCTGTTCCTTGAGGAAGATCTGACGTATCAAAACAATCTTTAAAGTAGTCACGTACGTTAAATAAATCTTTATAGCTATCGATTGTCATATCGTCTAATAAAATACGACGAACAGCATAGACTAACGATAATTTTAATACGTCGAATACGACAGGTTGTAAACCAAATCGAGCATCACATAATGTTTTTAAAATAGGTGTCCAGATACCGATAAAATTCTCTCGTTCAAGAGTTGTCGGAACATGACTAGCTTTTTCTTCCATATAGTCATAAAAGACTTGATATGGATTTAATACTGCGTCTGACATTACTAACCTCTTATAATATTGTTAAAACGTTCACTATCTTGAAGCGTACATTCTGTTACTTTGGAATATTCAGGAATGAAGTAATAGAATGTACGACCTTTAAATTCACTGCGTTTATTCTTAGCCCAATGGACTTCGATGATAGGTTGAATTTCTTCTTTGCCTTCTCGATTATAAAATACTTTAGCACTATTACTATTTTTACTTACGTCGTTATGGACTAAGAATGTAACGCTGGCATCATATTGTAATCGTACCGAATCTTTTAAATCGTCTAGGCTAGGACGACCACCATGATTTAATTTACGCAAATGAGCTGTACCAAATACTGGAATTTGTAAATCAGTGTTAGCTAACTTTTTAAGATCTTCAGATAGACATTCATATTTATTTTTAACGTCTTTAAAATCTTTATTTGCGTAACGAATATCTGATATAGAGTCGATACCGATTATAATATTATTTTTGTCGTCGAGCGATTTGACAAACTCCTGAGCCTGTTTTGCATGTTCGACGATATCTTCGTACGTATGCAATTTAGTGCCGTCGGTCATCATAAATTGATGGCTCTGCTCCTTTAATAATTGAATACCTTGTTTACGACGTTGTAGTTGTTCTCGAATTTTTTCGATATTAAATTCTTCGTCAGGTGTTCTCGGAGTAATCGCTGCGAGCTTTTCATAACGTTTTGGCTTAGCTGCTACAGCTATCGGAATATTTTGATCCATAGCTATAATTCTCGGAATAACTTCGCCGACAGTATCGTCTAACGTATAGTAAATAGCAAATAAATTATTCTTAGCTGTCGTGCCATAATCCTTTAATAGATTAGACATAATAGCTGTTTTACCACCATTAGATTCACCAGCAAAAATATAAAATCCTTTTGTTAAACCGCTAAGCTTATCGTTAAAGATGCTAAAGTTAGACGTATCATAACCTTCCTCTTCTTCTTTTTCTGTTTCGATTTCATATTCTTCATATGTCGAACGTGATAGTTCATAAAAATTTATACTCATAATTAACTCCATCTGTATATAATTCTATTTGTGCCTGATCTATAGTTATCATAATATATTGTATTTACTTTATCGAGAATATCGACTTCGTAATTTGTTAAATTTAATAATGAACTTACGCAATGAGAGTATTCATCTATTAAATATAAACAAATATCGACAGATTCCATAAGTTGATTATTATATCGATTTAACAAATAATCGATAGCACCTATATCACGATTATAATCTTTTATGATTAAAGAATTAGATTTTGAATAAAAGAAACGTAGTAAATCGTCCTTCGTAAACGAAATTTTCATTTCTTTAAAAAATTTAATATTTTTAGGCGTGATATTAGCATCTATCGAAAGAGTTGGTGGCTTCGATAGAATTTGCAGTTTAGAGTTGAAATAATAAGTATCACGTTTAAGTAAACTATCATCCCATAAAGAATTAGGCAGATCACAATATTTAATCGATTCTTTTTTAAACGTGGACAGAATCTTTATGATATCGTAATCGTTCATATCGTTATCATATAGATAATCGATTGTATATTGGGTTATATATGTCTTATCGGTAGAATGACCAAGAATATTGGTTTCGTACCACATAGCATCAATCATAGGCTTGTCTCCTTCGTGGACTTTTACATTGTTCTCTATCATTATACCATAAGAATAAAAATAAAAAAAGCCCGTACTAAGTACGGACTTTCTTAAACTCAATAGAATACATTGCTTTCTTTACAGGGATATCGGCATAGAATACTTTCGTATTCCGAGATAATTGATTTGCTAAATCTCGTGTATGAGTTTCGATTTGATATAATAAATTATTATTAGCATAATAGCTATATAATTTAATACCTTGTTCACTACATGTTGTTTCATGAGCCGAATATTTGTTCGATGTATCACTGCCATCTTGATTAGAAATAATAATACCATCGTCAATATATTTAATAAGATTTTGATAATCGTTACGAATAACGATATTGCTACGTTCTGTATCGAAGTTAGCATTATACAAATAAATATGTCGCAATCCGAATGGATACAAGCCTAAATTATTTGTAAACGTTAAATCAAACGATAATGTTAAAGTTTTGATAGCATATATGCTATCAAACAAAATCCTTGTATCTTCTAATGGCTGATCGTAATCCATGATAATCGCATCGTTTGATAACTGAGTGCCAGGTGTCGTGATAATTGTAATTGCTTTTAATACGGCAGCACCAGCTAAAAATGGTGATAATTCAATAGCATTGCAATTCGTAGCACTGACTAATGGATTATCTGGAAAATTAATCGTAACAGTTAATACATTACTCGTATACTGATCGAACACAGGAGCCTTATCGGCAATCGTATCGTGCTTCAAAATATTTACATATTCAGAATTACTTTCACCATTAATAGAAACAGTTGCTGATGGTTTAAAAATATAACCGACAGAACTATTAAAATTCAAAACATTTTCTAGATTGCCGATAACTTTAGGATGAACACAATTACCATATGTGTCGTAAGAAGAATTATTTTTTAATATTTTATTGCTATCAACAAATAATACTTTGTTACTATTAAATATATTTTTACGATGCATAGCATTACCATCGTACATCGCTTCGACTATACGATTATTTTCACGCAATGCATCGAAATCTTTTTCGAGACGAGAAGATAATGAATTGTTATATTCTAACATCGCATTCATTATTTCTAATTTTTTATTATAACTATTATGTTGATTATTAATAGAAGATTGTAAATTCGTATAATCTTCTTTCATCGATTCGACTAAATCAACAAAATATTTAGATGTCTTTTTTACTTCCATTAATAACCTCAGACTATATAATTTATTTTACGATATAATTTAGCCGTTTGATTTTGCTCAAGTGTACGATTATAAATATCGTCAATCTGTTTATTTTTTTGCTCTTCCGAACTTAACTTAATTTTATTAAGCATAATCTCATTATAAAGATTATAATAATTTAAAACAAATTTATCGTACTCCCACGGCCCATTATTTCTAATATTGTATCTGATCATAATCACTATACCTATTTTGTTTAACAGCTAACGATTTAATTTTAATTTCTTTATTAGTTGGATTATCGATAACAGCCACTGGATTAGCATATGTTACTTCTTTATTATAACTAACTGTTTCTAACATATAACTATATACATTATTATAAAACGTTCTAGAGTATAATCGATTATCCTTTACTCGACATTTGTCGACAGCACAAAATACAATACCATTAGTGTTAATTGATAAATGAGAATACGGCGCCATTTTAAACGTAAATTTTTGAACTCGATCTTTGATCGTAACATAATGATTATCGATATTAGATCGCAATGGTTCTAACGAGAAATTAAAATCGGCCTGTGTTGCATTATAAATATATAACTCGATATTATATTCTGTACTAAAATCAGTTTTATTATACTCACTAATACTAATATAGCGTCCGTCAATATTAATCATATCTTTACCACTATAAATAAAATATTGACTTTGATAAGCATTATCTGGATTGTGTTCAAGTATAAAACTGCCGTTATATTTGTTGCTAGAATCTAATTCAAAAAATTTAGTCGTAATTTCTGGTTCGCCAGGAACGACAAATAAATTTTCGTTCGATTCATAGTTCTGAATATTCTGGCTAGGATTTAATTCTAAAATAACATTAGCATTGTCTAAGTTATCGACACTTGCTAAAAATGCTAACGTAGCACCTTCATATGTCGTAAAACTAGGTAGCTTAATATAACTTTTCCCATTCTTATTCATTATGTCAAAATTATCAGCTTGATATACTAATGTATCACCAAATATAGCAATCGTTTCGAGTTTACAACGACTATAATATTGATCGGCTATTCGTTCTAAATCATTTAATTTAATCGATACTAATTCTTTAGTTTTATTAAATTTCTTAATCGTTATATCATACATAACTTGATACAAAATTAATAGATCTTGATATAGAATAGCTAATTCATTATTAAAATCTTTTACGTCGAGTTTCGATCCTTTTTGAATATATCGATGCTTGAATAAAGCAAACTGTGTTTCATAATCTTCGAGCGCAGAATCTAATGAACTTTCATTTAAAAATTCACCGAGAGAAAGCGATTGACTAATTAATTTTTGTTTATAATATTCTAACTTATAAACTTGATCTTTATACATTAGACACCTGCTTTCCTAAACATAATTTAAAATTAGCTAAATATGGAGAATAATTATATGTTGTCGGAATTGTTAAACCAATTTGAATACTTGAAATTGGCTCATTAATATATTCAACATAATTTTCTTTTAATGATGTCTTAGAATATTTAATAAATTTAATTCCGCGTCGATTACTATTAATAGGAACAACATTATATTGTTTACCATTAATAATTAATGTATACGTAACTTCATTTCGTAAATTATTCCTAATAAAGTCCGGAACATATTCATTACAGAATATACCGACAGCAATCGCACGACCAGATTCGATTAAGTTTGGAGTCAATCCAGTGCCGTTATTAAATTCTGTTCGACGACCTTCGACCGACGTAATACGAATAACTTTACGAGAGATATTAGGATTAATCGTATTATTAACCTTAATTTTATTATCATCAATTTTATGGCTATACATCGATAGTCTTACGAATTGTGTTGTCGGGAATACTAAAGCACCAGTACCGTATATATACGTAAAATCAGAATAACTATTATCTTGCTTATTCGGAACGATATCGCCTTCGAACGTCGTATGCCAATTTACGTTATCGTCAGATATTTCGATAGCCGTAATATGAACTTCACTTGTATCAGAGAATACGATTTCATTTACGCCATCATTAGATATTGACTGAAATGTAAGTTGAACTTGAACTGGCAAATCATCGATATTTACAATATCAGATTTATTAACAGAATCATAACTAAACAATCGGCTATATTCCCAAAATAAATTACCGATCGTATCATACATATACGATTCGTTAGACGTATCCATTAAATCTTTTTGCATAACCAAATCAGATTGTTTAGATACGATATAATCGTTACCGACAAAACCATTACCATTAATATTAATTAAGCGTAAAGTAGCTTTTTTCTCATTAACTTGAGAAGCTGTTATACAATTACGATATTGATATAATGTAGATTTAATTGAAAAGTTATTAACTGTTAACGGGATGATCGTATTGAAGTCTGTTATATTTCCGCAAATCATATTAACGTCTTTAACACGTTCTTCTTCGGCCTGAATCTTTTCGTCGATACTTTTAATACGTTCATCGACATCGTACATTAAATTTTCGATTTCGCTTACATTATCGATGACATTCATACTAAGATTTAAAATATCGAACGACGTTTCAAGAACGTTCTGGTTAACGTTATCGTAAGATATTTCTTCTTCGTCATTAATATAATAAGGTTCGAATAATGGTTGATTCGGACTTAATAACGATTTCTTTTTGTATATATCAAATTTTTTATCGTCGGCTAATGCTTGAAGATAGGCTTGTCGGACAGTCGTATTTTTTAAATCTTCCATTCGAGTTTTCCTCCATGAGCATTAATAATAATATTTTCAATCTTCACAGGCATATTACCGACATATACATGTTTAATAATCTTTAAATAAATCTTATCGCTATCGACTGTAATACGTTTTCCTTCAATCGGTACGTACGATACGATTAATTCTTTTTTATTATTAGCAATCTGATTGTCTATTACATTACGATCATTTTCAAAATCTGATAACGTATTATATGTATTATATAATACCATACCATCTTTCGTTACTTCGTTAACAATAACAGGAGTTGTTTTATTAGCTTGAAAACGTAATGGTAATTTTAAATATAATTTTTCATATATCACTTGTGATTGATTATATGGAATAATAGGCTTTTCTTTATTATTATCAATAATAGAAAATTCAACACTATAATAATCTTCTTTACGTTGTTGATGTAACGATGTATTTAACGTAACATAATCACATTTACCTATTTGAATTAACTTAGATATTGTGCCAGATGTTAGTGTAGCATTATCGTATTTCAAATTTAAATTATTGATACCGAATTTATAATTCGTAATTTGTGTATTAACAATATCAGATTGATTAGCTTTACGAGCTGGAATCGGATGGCTAACAGTACTAATTGTATCTTTATCGTCTAAAACAATACCAATATCTTTAACGGTAAGTTTTTGACTAATCTTAGTTTCTTCGGCCATCGTTTTCTCCTAAATATTTCGTAACATCGTTTTTGTAATAAATTTCAGCCATCTGCTGTTCTTTTGCTTTTTCAGAATTTTGACTAATCGAAAAATCTCCGTAAAAATCATTATCCATAAATCCTTTCGAATGATTAACTCTTACAGATTTAGATTCAGTCGAAGGATTTCCAGATTTTAACGTAACGACTATTAACGAAACTTCTTGTGGTTTAAAATATGAATTAAACTGATATTCTTGAATCGAGTTATTAATCGTAAAACTACCGACACAATTAATTAAATCGCATGTTACGATATTAATAATAATCGGTTCTAATAGTTTAATAATAAATGTACCGACTTTTGTATTATTCTGAGTAATAGCATTTTTAGAAAAACAAATAACGGCAGACCCATGTTCTTTATCAATATCGACAGAATATGGTTCGACCGCCGAGATATTTTTAAATAAATCGATTGTACCAGATTGCATCGTAACATAATCGACAGTACTAATTGCATTGCCAGTTCGATCTAATATATCTTTACTAGAATCTAGTTCTACATTATATGTAATAAAATTTTTATCTTGATATAACGAATAATTCTTTTCTAAGTTTAATAATTTGTCATTAATATCTTTATACTTTTTATCTATAGTGTCGTTAACATATTTTACTAAATAATCGTTAGCGTCTTCTAATACTCTAATATTTTGAGTGATATTATTTAATGCTACTTCGACGCCATTAAAAAATGTATTAAATTCTTCTGAATCCATAATCTTCGAAGGATCGAGTTGTGGAATATCGATACCCTCTTTTAATATATTTAATTGTTCTTGAAAATCTTTGTTATCTACGATCATTATATTTCCTTAGACAGCAAAAAAGCCGAGGGCATAGCCCCCGGCATATATTATTAAATTATTCGAAATCAGAAGCAAAGCTTACTGTAATCTCTTTAAGAGCGCCCATTTGTTCTTGTTTAGTAACATCACTATTACTTAATTCAGGATTTTCCCAGTATACTTGTACTTCGAAATCGTTATAATCGACTATACTTTGACCTTCTTCATATAAAGGAGCTTCAAAGATAAGTCGATCGCTTACACCGTCGGCATAAGAGTGGACATCTTTAACGACTTCTGTTAACGGAAGAATAAAACGTTTAAATTGACCTTTGGTAATAATACCATCTTTAAACTTATATTCTCTTGCTTTAATAGCTACGACATAACCGATACGATAAATCGGATCGTTATTATTTACAAGAACCGGAGTTGTAAATGTTACGTCTTCATTATTAAAGCCTTTAACCTTAGAAATGTTTTCACCGATAACAACATCGACTGGCATAGAAATATCTGTTTGATCGCCACGACGAAGTTCCATCGGTTTATTAATTTCAGTCTTAAGACTTAACTCATGCACTGAATTAATTGTAACATTTTTTGCATTTCGTTTCAAGTTTACGGCATCGGTCGTAAATAATGACGGAGAGCTTAATGTACTTGCTTCGTATAAACCTTCACGTTTAATTCTTAATTCGACTCTAGCTTTAGAAGCATGTTGAAGTCGACGATTATATACGTGAGCAGAATATAAACCTTCGTTAACAGGACTTGGTTGGTTTGTTAATTTTTGTTGTGTTCTAAATAAGAAATATAAATCAGATTTCTTAGTTTCGTCACTTTCTGTTAGAGCATGAGTTACGGCTACGTCAGATTTGCGTTCGTAGTTATAGAAAATATTATTTAACTGAAGATCGTTTTTATTATGATTAATTAATTCGATTTCATAATAATTTTCTGTATTAACTTCCATAAATTCTACGATCAAACAATAACGCGTAGGATCTTGATAGTAGTTATCTGGAATAATTGGATACTTACCATCTTGTTGGAAACTAAATTTTACGTATTGACGTTCGACTGTAGCACTAACTGCTTTAGGTTGAGTCTTAGCAAAGAATTTAAATTTATCGTCGTTATTAGCTTGAGAAGATTTATAGGCAGCTTCCGCTTGCTGACCATTCTTAAATAAATCAACATCTCGAGCATCAATTAAATAACAATTAATAGGACCAGGATTACCATATGCTTTAATACACAATTCTACAGTTTTTAAGAAGCCAGCTTTACCTTCACTAAACTTAAGAGTTGTGGCATAACCAAATCCAGGTTTCATCATTTTAACAAATTCACGATTAGTATCGTCAGTTTCACCAGATGCATATTCTTCATCACCCATTACTGTTTCTAATGGTCGAGCGAACAAAAAATCACCATTAAATACAGCGCCATAGGATTTAAATACTTGATAGTATTCTGCATTTTGAAGGATAACGCTATTAGCAATATTACGATCTAACGTTAATTTAAAATTAGCTTTATCGACAGCTGCGACTTGACGTACGCATTGCAATCCTGTAACACTATTAACAATCGCAATAAAATCATACTGAGAGAATTGATCCATATCAGTATTAGCCGGGAAGATCAAAGACTTACGATCTGTTTGTACAGTATTTTTAGTATTAGCTAATTCTTTATTTAAATGTACTTGATTAAAATTATGGAAACAATCATAATAACCATCGTAATAACCGATGTCTTTTACGTAACCATTTTTGGCAAGTTGACCACGAAGCTGATACAATTCATCACGAAGAGCTAAAATATCGTCGCCAAATTTTTTCTTAATATTTTCAGTTCTTGTCGTTAAGCTATTACCTTTCGTAACTGTCATATAGTCAGCTGCAGGTTTACCGCCTAACTTAAGAGCATTATTTACAGTTTCTCGATCACCGTCAATACTTACAGCGATGTGGTCGGCAGGAATACTGCCGACTTTATCTACATCTTCTGCTTTAGTATCACTATGATCTGTACGATAAACCAGATTACCTTTTGCGATGACTGTTTCGGTCACAGCATCCATATCGATCTGATTTATTGTAACTTTAGTTAAATCTTGTGCCATTATGTTCTCCTAAACACGATAATCATAAGTGATATAATGTTTTATACTCGTTGTATATTCAGATTTACCTGTACGTTTTTTCCAAGCTTCCATTTTATCAGGATTTTCATACAAGTCTATATATAAAGGATCGTTAGCAAGCAATGCTGCAACTTTTCGATCATTAAACGTAATACAACTTTTATATTTATTTAAAACGTATCCATTTACTATATTACGACTTAATCCTGTAAACAGACCGTTGATATAAAATAAAACTTCGTCTTTTGTTTCGAGAACTTGAGGATCGATATCATAATCATTAATCGGGAATTCTGGAATACGATTATATTTCATTTTAAACGTTTCTTCTTTACGTTTGTAATCTTGACGAATCTCGATCGTAATTCGATCTGGATAATTATGATGTACAGTATACGAAGAATCTGTTTCACGTTTATAGAAAGATTCATTAGGATAGTTACTTGCTGTCGTACCGATATAAGGACGATCAGATTTAATAATCTGAATCGTTTTATTACCGATTAATGTCCAATCATCTTTTGGTAAACGAACACCATTACGATATACAACTAATCGACCTGGATACAAATACAATTCTGTTTGTGCCGGAATTTCATATACATTCGTACCGATAGAATTTGTATTGTCTAACGTAATAACGTCCATTACCTTAGAAGCACCAACCTCTAATTGTTCGACAGTATAATGAATCTTTTCACCTATCTTAATATCGTTAGCAGGGCATAAGAACGTAATTGTCGTACCGTCATCAGATTCGACATAATCGACATCAAGTATTTGACGAACACCGTTACGGAAAACTGTTAAAGAATTAACGCGTGGCAAATATTTATCATACTGCATATGATATGTACGATTAGTCGGATCAGTAGAATCCAACATAAAATCGCCAATCTTAATAGCATTTTCTGTATCGCCAGCAAACTTATATGCAAAGATATTAATAGAATCTTCAGGTAATACCGGAATATTCATCTTAACAGAAGATACGGTATTTTCATAAGATGTAACAATACATTTAATATCTTTAAGTTCTTTTTCATTTGCAAGTCGCCATAACTTCTTATAATCATCATAAATTTGAACCGTTGCCGCATCAGTTAAATTATCTGGCATAAATAATACGACTTCGCCATCAGCAGTACTTGGTTGACGATCTTTAGGAGATACTGAAGAAATTAATGGTTGTTGGTTACATAATAATTTACCATTATGGTATACAAGACTATCGCTAAGAGCTCCGACATAATAGGTATCCATAGCACTAGCGCCATCGAATAACCTGTCGTCAGGATCTCTTAATAATAAATATTCTTGACCAGGGAATAAACCATCTTTTAATGTTAAATAATAATAATCTTTATTCCATATAATATTCTTAGGATTAATTAACATACCGTCTAAGAATAAAATAACTTCATCGGTATTCGTAATAACACGAGGATCATAATATATCATATTGTTTCCGCTATGACCTATTTGACCTTGTTGTACGATTAAAGATTGATCACCAGTATTATAAATAGCTGTTGCATCGATATTAGGTTTACCGTTTTCAGTATTTAATACACGATTAGTACCGGCCACAATATTATTATCGAAATTTACAGTACCAGCAGCATATGCATTTTCTTCACCAGGTACATATGTTTCGATAACTGTCCATGGCATATTTACTTTAGCACGAGGCACAAAGATTTTATTATCACGATAAATTAATCCGCCGAATGTCGGATGAATTAATTCACCAGCTACAAACACTAACGGAGATTTGAATTCTTTATGTAATTGAATAATACCTTGATTATCAAGATTAGTTTCGACAATATAGCCAGAGTCTTTTACGAAGTTTTTAAATACATGTACTTCATCTTCTTTATAAACTTTATCTTCGAGTTTAACAAGTTGATTTTTTAAATCGACATCGTAAAATTGTTCTTCTAGCATTAAGCCATCGAAGAATAGATTAATAGATTCTGGTAAATCAGGGATATGGAAACCTTGAAACAAATTACCATTATTTAATTTTTTAAGAGAACCCGTATAATTAATCCAATTAAAATCATACGTTACGGCTAAGATATAATCATAATTTTGAACAGTACGATAATTCAATGCGATTTGTTTATGCATAATTACATAATCACCAAATCGTTTATCTGGATCATCTTTCATCGATACATCTTGCTTCTTACCAAGTTTATCGACAGTCGGTTTATCAGGTTTATTATAATTAATTTCAGGATGAAGTCGTGCATTAATCGCATCGACTTCAGGAACACCAGATGTGTTATTTAAAGAATTAGCTGTGCTATTTGTTATGCCAGTCTCAAAAGATTCTCTATATGGATATAAATGATCACCTTTGTATTCGCCAGCTTTAAATCCATAAAATTCTGTATTGTTAGGATTGATATCGATAATAGCATTTGTATTGCTATCATCCTTATTAATCTTAAATAAACGTTTAGTAATATTAGATAATTTTTGTGCATTGATATGTAATGCACTTAAATTTTTATCTTGAGCTTTTACAGTCGGATATTGGAAGCAAACAGTGTTAACTTTTTCATAATCATCGACTAAACTATTTTCAATAAATATTCTATCGTTATTCACATTAGGAATAACATATTGAGTACGATGGTTAGGATCGACTAATAAGTCATGTTCTGGAACAGTGAACGGATCTTCCCACTCTGTATCAAACTCTGTAATCTTTTCGGAATAATTATCTTTAGAAGCTTGATAACCAGTTTTCAATTCATTTTCATAACGTTTAGAATCTTCGTTTCTTAAAGACGGAACTGTTACGTTACCGACAGATAGTAAAGGACTAACTAATGCAAAGTCGGCGAATGCCGCTTCGTTAAATTGTGCATCGTCAGCTTGAATCGATTTAATCGGTTTCCATTCACGACCATCAAAATATAACAAGATACCGTTATAAATCCATAACTGCCCTTTAATAGGATTAGCCGGAGTCGTTTCTTCCATAAGATGTGTAATAAGCTGGAATTTATTATCATAAATATTAACCCAAGCTTTTTTTACACCGTCGTAATATTTTAACTCATTAGTTCTATCGTTACGCCACAAAGCACCATGAGTTATATTATCAGGCACAGCTTTTGAACCCGATACTTTTTCTTGCTCAGTCATATCTGGATTGATATCTTTTACAGCGAGAAAAATATCGTACATCTCTTGATTAAAGAGTTGTTCAGATCCTCTACCTTGTTTAAAAGTTCTATTTTTCTTCATATATTAACCCAAATCTTTCGGAGCAAAAATAATATATTGAAATTCTATTCCTTGAGAACCAGTATTACCAACATAAATAAAATTATTATCTTTTTTAACCCACATGTCTCCGACTCTACCTTGATTATTAGAATGTAAAGGTTTAATCGATACGAATGAAGGCGTTACTCCAACGTTTCGAGAATCATGGATATTATGTTGAATTCGTGTTTCTTCTCCGTTGCCAGAAAAAGTTCCCTTACCAACGGTATAAGAAATTATATTGCCGCCAAGTTGTCGATACTTATCATTAATTTTAATATAAAATCGGCCCTGATTAGAATTATAATATAATTGAATCTCGTTGGTATTATCTAACTTAGTATTAGAAATGACTGGATTATCAATCTTATTAGTAAACAATTCTTTTTCAGCATCAGTTATCCAACGTTTTAAATTTGTCGATTTAATAGCATTAGCATATAACTGAGTACGTTTTATTTCTTCAATACTCGCAAGTTTATCAAACAACTTTAAATTATTAATAGCGGCAACTTTGTCTGTTAAATCTGATAAATTATTAAAGATATTGGCGTATGTAGAATACGCCAAATCCCTAACTTTATCTTTATATTTTACGACCCATTTCATTCGTTAACACTTCCTAACGGATATACGATTAAACATTGAAATGAGCCGGTAAATGAACCTGTATTGTAAATACTAATAGCATCGGCTGTATATGATACAGATACTTCGCCTAAATCACCAGCAGTATATTCGACGCACTGTACGTCGACGAATACCGGAGTAATTAATTGGCCAGCTTCGTTAAATTTATTATTACGAATGACTGTTGGTTGAGAATTACCAGAAAAGAATCCGTTTACGACAATAATATTGTCGAAACAAGAAGAACCACCAAGCAATACATTCTGGTTATTTAATCCGATATAAAATTTAGAATTAACAGAATCGTAGCCAATTTGATTATTAGCTAAATGATCTTGCATTGGAACTGGAGCATTTAATTTATTATTCCATTTATTTTTTTCTTCATCGGTAACAAACTGATGAGTTGAATCTGTAATAATATTATCTGGTGTAAATACATCCGGTAAAAATCCAGATTCAAGAGCTTCTTTAGAAATAAATTTTTCATAGAGGCCGAGATTAGTAATCGCAGCCTCTTTATCTTTAAGATCAGAAAGATTTTTATTTACATCGAGCACTTCGTCAGAAGAAATTTGCACCCATTTTTTAATCTTATCGACATAGACTTTTACATTCATATAACTAACCTATGCCTTTCCGACTACACGAATAACGCGAGCCATAGCCGGAAATCCTTCATTATGGTTAATAACATAACCTTCTGGAAGAACTATTAAAGCAATATTATCACAGCCGACAAAAGCACCGGCAGCAATTGTTTTAATAGATGGTAATAATATAGTATTCAAGTTAGGACATGTCTTAACTGCATTAGCATTAATAGACGTTACGTTCTTTAAGTCCAAATAAGTTAATACATCAGAATCATGAATAGCATTTGTAGCTACACCAATATAAGTATCGGCAGTGCGAGCACCATCTTCTGTAAAATCTGCTTTAATCGTATCGGCTTGTAAAATAGTAGTCGATGCCGGAGAAGATACTTCTTGAATTTCACCTCCTACGGAGGAATAATCGTCGATTACATTTTCTGGTAAGCCAAAAATATTAGCTAATGTTGTAATATGAGTCGCTGCTTTTTTATTTTTTAAATCAGTTACGTAAGCAAACTGTGTTTGAATATTAGCAAGCTGTGAATTAATGCCGTTTAGCACATTAGATAAGAATGTTAAATCTGCATTATTTTTATTTAATTCTTTATAAATTGCAAAAAAGATTTGCCCGAATGTTGCTCTATTATCAGTAATGATATCAGTATGATTATCTGTTAATACTTTTTGAATATAATCTTGGAATTCTTGTTTATTAAGAATTGTATATTCACCAACAAATGTCTTAACGAGAGCTTTTTCAAATCCAGTATCAAATGAATTAGCTACAAGATCTGTAATACGAGTATTAATATTAGTAGACAATTGGTCAACAATATTAATCTTAGTAATAATAGAATCTTCTAAATCACTTAATTGAATTTTCGTATCTTTTTTACGACAAGCGTCGACATCAGATTTTAATGCAACGTTTGTTAACTTCTGAGAATTATTAACTAATTCACGAACATGAGGCTGAAGATCTGTACCTAAATCACCAAGATTAATTTTAGTGTCGAGTTTACGATATCGCAAATCAGCTGCACTTTGAGTAATAGCTGTATTCGGTAAATCGTTAATAATATTTTTCAAATTCTCTACATCGTTCGCTACGAATTGCATGCCAGCAAATGTCGTATTTAAAGCATTCACTTTATTATTAATACTGCGAACGTTGTTAGAAAATTCATCGCTTAAATCGCTTAATTGAATTTTATCTTCTTTTAATCGATAACGAGAATCTGCATCTGTTTTATTTAACTTAGTAAATAAAGCATCAGAAAAATCTTGCATCTCGATAATAAGATTACTAAGCTCTTCATCGAGCATTGACTTTGCTAACTTATCAGATGTTTTATTAAACCAGCCAGTTTTTGTGGCTGAATTTTTCTCAAGTGCGATAACACGATTTCGTATTTCAGAATCGTCATAAGAAATAACACCTTGAGAAGCCGTCCCGATATTAGTAAGCAAAGTTTTTAATGACGGATCTAACTGATCCAAATGTATTTGAGAAAGATTACTTACTTGATCAATTTGATCTTGAAGCTCTTTCGACAACATAAATTTTTCTATTTTTTTAGCCATGTAAAAACTCCATTACAGTTAGAATAATAGTTATTTCTTATCGTATATTACACCGAATGACTTTTCTTTTAACTTAGAAATATCTTTATTTAGATACATCTCATAACCAGCTTGAGTCATTTTATTGATATCATAATATTGTACGTCGAGCCAGCAACCAGCTTCTAAACAATCGATATCGATACCGATACGTCTAGAAGTTAATTCTTGTAGCTTATAATTTTGTTCATTACAAACTATCGTATTATTAACAGTTGCCGAAATTAAATTTTTACCTTCGATATAAGATCCTTTATCTAATTCAAATACGGCATACATATCTTTTTGATCAGGATATAAAAATTTATGACGACGTTCATTACGATGATTTACATATGTAATTGTATTATTGTCTTTATCGATATCTAATATTAAGAATGGTTCTTTTATAATACGATTACCGTGGATAATCAAATTAGAAGTTTTATCCTGAGCGAACACCTCTTGAAGAGGTGTCCAATCAGTTTTGCCATATAATTTAATTTTAATATTGCCAGTTTCATCATCTATTAATAAAGTACCATCAGGCAACATATCCCATTTATAATCGGTATTAGAATATATAAAAGTAGTACGTCCATTAGATAATAATCGAGACGATATTTTTTTAGAACCTTTGATTGGCATTATAAATGACTCCCTAAAATAGGACTATTAACAATATAATTTAAATCGACAGCATCTGGATCTTCAATATGTACACTAAATTTTACATATGGAGTATCTAAATACCAGTTTGTTTGATCTTGTGGAGTTCCATCTAAATTTCTATGTATAGTATCACATGGAATCAAATAATTATATTTTCGATATCCATAACTATTAACAGTAGATCGACCTATAAATTTAATAGTAGCCGTATTATATTCATTTAGATTTTCAAGTCGTAACGTAGAATTATTTAATGCTATAATATACATTTTAACATATTTTTTTCCATTAAGAGTATAGTATTTATTTGCTGGAATTGCACCGCTGGTAGTATCTTTTTCAATAAATCCATATTCTTTAGAAATATTTTTAGTTTTTCTTTTAGGTAACCTTACAGATACTACTCTAGACAAGGCATTGCCATTTTTGTCATCAGCAATGAATGAAAGGTATTGCTGACCATTATCTAAATTAATACGATAATTAAAATTAACTTTATCATTATTAATAACTTTATTAACTAACGTAATACCATCAGGATAATTAGAATTAATTACCATATGCGGTTCTTTATCATAAGTAGCTGTAACTGTTACATTAGCATATTGACTAGAAAGAGACTCAAGATGAATTTCTTTACTAGTAATTTCTAACGGTATCTCGACAGGATCTTTAGCTCTAATAAGAATACTTTTAATAGTCGTTTGTAATTTATCAGCTTTACGTGAAACAATATCGATAAAGTAAGATTTTAATTGCCGTGGCAGCGTAGCTTTATATTTACCTTCTTCATATTCAGTAAATTTAATATCTGACAAATCGACTGCTGACATAATCATAAAATTACACTTAGAATCGCCTTGCAAATAAATAGTTGATGTATCTTTAACTAATTCTTGTTTTAATAAAGCAATATCAACTTTAGAAGTTGTTTTAATATGTTTAGTAACAGAATTATCTAAATACCAATCATTAGTACCTTCGACAGTCACATCAAATGTTTCGTTATACTGAATCGGAATTCTAAACGTTGACCAAGATCGATTAACGACTTGATTAACATGTTCGACTTCGTCTTTGTTAATTTTAATCGTACTACCAATAATAGTTTTTAATAAGACCAATAACTGCATAGAATTATAGTCGTATCTTACAAATAGATTTAACGGTAACTTTTGTTTCATCGATTCACTAGGATGACTAGTAATCCAGAAATCACCAGATTCAGGATTTTCTGGTTCAGTTTCTTGATTAAAAATTCGAGGCACTGGATTTTTTATATCGTATCGCTCGATATAATATACATCGATTTCGCAGCCTTGTTCTAGTTGTGTAGAATTTAATACGATATGCTTGCTGTCTAATTCTTTAAGAGTTTTTGTCGCTGGTGAACATTCGATCGTATTATTAATCAATGCTTTAATATGATAATTGCCTGGAATATATTCACCTTTATCTAATTCAAAGACAAAGTTATTTTGACGTGTAGCATTCGATACTTTACTTTTACCATTAATAGTATAATAAAGTTTACCTTCAACCATATCATATTTAACATATACAATCTTATCGACAAGCATTCTAGAAGATTCTTCGACGATAACAGTTTCGTCGCCACGAATTTTTAAAGCTACCCAGCTAGGTCCATAAGTAGAGAAGGGATCTTTTGGATCCCTTTGATCTACATTATAACGAAGCTTAATACCAATATTATTTTTTTTAGGATCGACAACGATCGTTCCATATTTTGCGGAGTTCCAATCATATGTTTCATAGTCATGATATATAATAGGAAGACCTATTGTTTTTTCAAAATAATCATTAAGCTTGGACATATTTAATTTTAACTCCTAAAACAGTTTTTTCATAATTGATAGATCTTCCTTTAATGATAATTTCTTCTAATGCAGGCCATCTCATTTTTTCAATAACTCTCTTATCTTCAAGAAATCCATTATTATAATCATTTAAATAATGAGATAATCCTGCAGGCGAATAAGTTTCTTTTGAAGGAATATAATAACTACTATCTACTGTTATTGTTAATTTTTTTATTTTTATATCTGATAAATTTATTGATTTATCGAATAGATAATATCGATAATTTGGAACAGATATTTCTAATTCTAAATTATTTATAACATTTTCAGATTCTTCTTTTGTAAAATATGAATTATAGTATCCATTAGATTTACCAAGAAAATCTTCAATAAAATAACTTGTTGGCTTGATAAAATCAAAATCTGTATTTATCGGGAAAAATTTAAAATTATCTTTTTTCGCAAAGAAAGACATCTTAGGATTACCTATATTTAAATGATTTTTATCGGCAGTATATCCATATTTTTCACAATAAAAATATTGTAGATTTGGAGCTATGACAATATAATTATCGTTATTATTTTTCATTGAGTCTACATTGAAAACATTATCTCTAAATTCTAATATTTCTAATGAAGTAGATCTTATATTAATTTTATCAAATTTTTGATAATAGAATGATGCAGAAACAAGTATATCACTATTAATATTTAGTTCTCTAATGTTCTTATTATTGCGGAAAGTTGAATATATAATATTAACAAACCTATTTATTATTTTATCAATTTCTTGCTGCTTTATATTTGACTCGGCGAATATACTATCACCAATCAATATACCTTGGTCATCTGATGGATTTACTAAGCCAAGATAACTCTTATCTAAATTGATTTGATTACCTAAATGATCGATACCTATTCTTCTATTTTTATAAACAAAAGATAAGTTATCAGAAGAGCCATAAAAACAAGCATATCTAAATTCATTTATGTAATTTAAATTAACTTCTGTTTTTAATAGAGGCGCTCCTCTAAAAAATTCTGACGGAATAAAATTAACTGCAGATAAAGCAAAATCTAAATTATCTATTGTTTTTAAATTAGGACAATCGTCAAATGATCTAACAGCAGTATTCCTATATGTATTCATTGCATCTATATTGGCTAAATACACACTAGGAAAAGTTATTTTTTGGACACCTGAATAATTAAAATCATATTTATAAAAATAATAATTTGTATAATAAGACAAGTTTATTTCTTTTAATTTTCGTGTTCCATAAAAATGATTTAATGGAATATTGCTTCCAGGATTGCCGCTTATAGCTCTATATTTTTGCAATCCATTTTTTGAAAAAACAGCATTGTCATTTTCTTTTAGTCCTAAGTATGTATCATTATTTTTATTATCATATCTTATCGGATTATAATTTTCATCGACAAATGTTACACTATCGCAAATATAATCAATTTGTTCAACAGCAGAATTATTAAAAAATGTATCAGATATGCCAATATCTTTAGTTGAAATTAATAAAACTTTAAATGGATCTGAATAATAATTTGGCAACGGACAAATTTCTTCAACAATATCTAAGTCTTCTTTTCTTGGATTTTTTATTACAGTAAGTGGATTAATGTTACCTAAAAATGAATTATATTTTCTATTCCCAAATTCAAATGTATTGTCATTGCCAATATTAAATGCTGTCATACCAATATTAATTGGATACCTAAAAGCATTATCTCCAATATTATGTAATCTAGCATAGTTAAAACATATTGCTGAATAATAAGAATTGCATAACCCATTTGGTTCAATAGTGTCTAATCGATCACTATAGATAAGATTATTATAAACCCAAATATTTTTATTAGAATTAAAATTACTAGGAATTCTTTTAATTTTACAGAATAAAAATTGATTATTAGAAGATACTGGATAAGAAATAGGATTAAATGTATATCCTTGTATCGGATAAAATTCTTTAAATATTTTCTTTACTTCTTCTTTCCATTTTACGCAATTTTCTTTATTATTAATAATAATATTATCAATATTATTTTGTGTAATGTCTAAGACAATAGCATCTTCTTGTGGATAATATTCTTCAAAATTGCCATTAGAAATAGTCTCATAGAAAGCAGTCAAATAAGAAAACAACTTAGGATACAATAATAAATTATGATTAAATGTTAAAACTGGAACCTTGTTGTCTTTTATAACTTTATTACCATAATGCAAATAATCATAATGTTCTTCTGGTGAATCAACATAATATTTTGGCAGCTCTAAATTATACTTAGCTCTAATTTTATTAATAAAATTATCTACTATTTGTTCAGTATCTCTTCTAATCTCTTCTGTATTATTGTTAACATATTTAGAAAATTTATAAGGAGCAACTGTTATCTGTAAGAACAAATTTGGATGAATATATTTTATTTGATCATTTATATTTTGATAAGCAAATTTTTCTTTCGTAAATGCATTCCTTATTAATATATTATTTGTTTTAGTTTTTACTTTAAAATATTTATTCTTAACTGCATTTATTTTATTTAGAATATCTTGATAATCGTTAGACTCTGTAGAATATTCACTAAATTTATCTATATTTTTCCAATGAAGAATAGTCGTCGGAACATTAATATCGTTAGTTGCCTTATTGTTAACTTTAATATTAATATTTCTATTTTCCATTAAGTCATAGAAATTATCGACTTTAAAAATAAAGTAATAAGATCCATTGTCGCCTTCATAAGCGTTAGATAAATAATCATTAATCTTAGGCAAAATAGTTAATGTTTCTTCATTAGATAAATCATCTTTACCATAGAATTCTAAATAAGAAGATTTGGAGCCGTTAATTTTATCTAAAAGATTTGACCCAAGATATTGAATAGGCTTAGCATTCGTCGCGCCATAAGACAACGTTAAATTATTTTGAATCTCTGGATGAGTATCGAGAGTTAAATAAACTCTATCTAAATCATCAGTCGTCTTATATAATTTAAGTTCTAATACTTGATATGCATCAGAATTATACATATCAGCATATGGATTAATAACGTAAGTATTTAATAACTCGATTTGATGATCTGGTAAATGCGCGCCTTCAATAGTTCTGGTAACTTCTTGATCGTTATACAAAGGATGAGTACAAGTAAATCTTACAGTATAATCGTTATTCTTTTGTTTGAAAGAATAATATCGTCCAGCAAAATATCGCATAGTTTCATCTGATGTAGCAACAAAATTATCTTTATTATCTTTAGTTTTGATAATATTATTGTTAGCATCATATGCTGTAATAGTAGAACCTTTTATATAATCAAAAGATACATCCCAGATTCTATTATTTAATGATACAGCATTAACATTAAATGGAGTTGTAGCATTTACTTTTTTATAACCTTCAACAGTAACCGTTTTAGACTCTGGAACTTTATTAGTTTTTACAGCTTCTACTGTAAATGTTTTTGTTTCAGGATAATAAAAGAATGGAATTCTATATAAAATTTCTTCAACAGATAAATTAGAAGGTGTTCTTGTATTTACAACATTACCAGAAGCATTTTTAATTATAATCGTAGAACCGGATTCTGCTTGAATACTTAATGCTTTTGTTCCTTCATAGTCATCGTTTAAACCATCATATCCATCGACAACATAAACAGATAGTGGAGTTCTTGGACTATGTAACGATATATGAATTATTTCAGTAACTCTATTGTCGGCTTTATCATTAGAAACGATAACATTATATATTTCTTCATTTTGAGCTAATGGTATAGTAACTGTATATCGACCAGTATCATCGACTATTACATCTTGTGCAATTACGCCACCAGATGCAGGGTCAATTCCGGCAATATTTATTTTAGAACCAGGAATTGTCTCGACAGTAACAGTCGTACCAGACGAAGTCGTAATATGATCGATATTAGCAGTTAAATGAATCATTTTCTTTTTGATTGTTAATACTTTTTCTTTAGTCAAGCCATTTGTCGGATTCTTAACATATACTATAATATCATAATCATAATCCTCACGAGCTAATGTATGTTGTACGCCGATACCGATATTTTGTGCAGCATAGATTTTTTTATTGTTGCGTTTAATCGTAACGATATTGCCAAGTTGAGTCTTAATAGATGTCTTAGCCATACCACTATTAGGATATGTTAAATCGACATCGAGTGTTAATTTATCTTCGTCAGAGATTAATCCTTTAATTAAAACTTTAGCAAACGAAGTTTTATATCCAGGATATGTCGAAAATAAATTAATATAAAAATTATTATTTTCTCTCGTCACTTTGAAACGATTAATATTTTTATCAGTAATTTTATTTACATATTCGCTCATTTTTCTCGATGCAATTAGTCGAGAATTTTTTGTCGTAAATACAATAACTTCAGCTTCGTTATTATCTAAATATTTTACATAGTAACTTAACGGCGTAATTGTCAATCCATTGACATCAACGTTGTCGGCAGGATTAATCCATAAATCTTTATCCTCAAAGAACCAAGGGACTTGTTCTTGCGTATAAATAAATGGATACAATTCACTTAATCGTTCGTAATTAATATAACGAACCGTAACCGTAGAACCTAATCGAATATCGTCGGCATCGATTTGAAAATACTTCATATTGATTTCTTCGAGACCGCCATCGACTGTATTACGATGTACGCTATCGTTAATTAATACTTCAAGTTGATTAGTCCCTGGTAAATACAAACCAGAACCAACTTTAAACTGAGCCTTACCATTAATTAACTTACCGATACGAGTAATTTCTTCACGGTCATGATAATAGAATCGATTATGTTCTAATTCAAATTTAACGATCGTATAATATTCGACGTTAATAATCGCATCTTTAACTAATTTTTCAGTACCATCTTTACGAATACCCATCGGTACCCAATCAGACTCACCTGTTAGCTTAATAGAAAGATTACCGGTTTTATCATTAACTAATAATGAACCATCAGGAATATCGGCCCAATAGTAATTATCTTTTTCGCTATCAGTAATGATAATTGCCGTATTTTTATCGACGGAATATTCATTTAATTTGCGAATGCCCCACGTAGGTTTCAATTAATAGGCCTCCTTAATAATAGACAACGTCACAAGTTAATTCTTTAAGATCGTTAATTTTATACTTAACGTCTTTAGGTAATTCTATTACGATATTAAAATCATAATAATTATCTTTGCTATCTCCTTTATTTGGAGCGCCGCTAATAATTACCTCGTTCGTTAAATTAATTGTTAATACTTCATTTAATCGAGTCGTTGGTAATTCGACAGATTCAGCATTTAAAATTTTTATATTATCTAATAAAGAAGAATCTTCGATATCGGTAAAATAAAAATTAATGCCGAAATTTTTTAAATCTGGCTGTTTCTCAACGCCCATATAATTATTATATAGACGAATCGGGATTACAGTACGAGAAGCCGAAGTAATAACTCCGGCTTTATAAGTACTATAAATATTAAATTCTTTTTCGTCGAGAACCATCCATGTCAATGTATTTTGCATGAATTACACTCCAAAGGAAATAACCATAAATTTAAGTTTTCTTGTATTTCTAATAAGACCGGCAGATAATTTAATCTTATTATTATCGATATATACATAATCAGTACCATAATTAAGTATTGTACTAATATTAGCATTATCGATTTTGTTATTACCTGTATATTGATCTAATAATACGAAAGACATTTGATCTTGTTGTATAGTATGTTGTAACGGATAAATCGTATTCGTTGGATCGACCGTAATTTCATACTGTTTAAGTTCTTTATACAAACCATGTTTAACAGAATCATCAAGCATATCTTTAGTAATCTTATCAGTCTTCTTAACAAAATTATCTGTATTAAGAGTCGATTCTTTTAAATCGGTAATGATATTTTGAATCGATTGTAATGCAGGATCGAATGTATCGACAATGCGTGAATATTTTTTATCGACATTCGTAATTAAATCTTTTGTCTCCTTAATGCCTTCTTGGGCATTTGTAACGATAGATTCTAATTGTTCGTAAGACCAAACATAATGAGAAATGCGATATATAATACGATCGCCATATTTTAAGTTAATATTATTATTAATAATAAACTTATTAGTTAGTGTTGGGTTTGGATTATCTTCTGTCGGTACAGGAAGCACTTCACTAAAATCTACTTCGTCAGAAGAGCCACTATGAAGTTTCATACCATTTAAAAATACTTCGAGTTGTTGTTTACCGTATTCATATGTCGTCGGCAATTTAATAATTCTCGTATTATTAGGATATGAATCTTCATTATAAATAATACGCTTTTCTTCGACGAATACAGCAGCACGTTGGAATACACCAGATTCCTTACCCTTTTTAATAGTATGACGAACGTTAACTTGTACGACAGTCGGTTCATTTAACGCATAGTTTAATTTAAAACCGACACCCTTAATAATATCACTTAGTTTATATTTAGGACTATCAGAAACTATTAAATGATTACCATTACGATCTTGTTCTTTTAACATGACCATTTCGACATATTGGTCTTTCATAATATATCCTTGATCGATATATACATCTAAAGAATTAGATCGTGGCAAGAAGAACATATTCGTGTCTTGTTCATCGAAGATAAACGTTTGTTTTTCATTTTCTTCGTCAGTTAAATTTTCATCTGGAATAAATAACTTCGTTTCATGAAGATCCATCGTGCTATGTTCATTTACTGGAACCCATTGATAATCGCCACCATTAAATTGGCGCCAAATGTATAAGATATTAGAATCACTATCATACCACAAATCATTTGGTTCTGGATTAGTTGGCTCTACGAAATAAATAAACTTGCGCTGCGTCTTAGAATATAATTTACCATACAAATAAATATTGCCATGTTTGTCGACATAAATTGGACGAGTATTTTTATTATCGTAAAAGAATTTGACAGAAATACCATTTTCATCGATCATCCAATATGCCCAGCCAAGAATGATATCACCTTGTTCTTCAAACTGATTTAAATCAGGGAAAGCTGGTGATGCAGAGAAAATACCATAATGATATTTAGGATATAATTCCGGAGTCTTTTCATTATATACAATCGTATCAATATGAGATGATGCATAGTTATATACGATGCCAACTTTGCGTCCTTCGTTACCTTCCGGATCGACAATATGAATTGTTTGTTTATTAATAGAGGCGATTTGAAGAATTTCTTGTGTTTCTAAATCATATACACGAAACTCTTTAGTATCTGGTAACTCACCTTGAACACCTGCAATATATACAACTTGTTTTAATTGTGAAGGAGCATATACTGGAAAACGTAACGTAATTTCACCGGTAGCATCAAGCGTAAATTTTTCAAAATATTGAATAGCTTGTGGTTCACCTACATTTACGAATGCCGGATCTAGTTTAATTTTATGACCGGCACGATTAATAAGTTCACCTTCTGTTATATCGATAATGAACTCATCGCCACGTCGGCTAAATTCAAAACCAGAGATAATGCCCCAGCCTGCAGATTGTAATCGTTCCTGATCGATCCAATCTTGGACCATTTCAAAATTTTCATTGATAGGTCTTGCCTTTACACCTTTAGTAAAGTCGATTTTGTTTAGAAAATTATTTGCCATTATCTAGTCCTTAAAAATAATAATTGCCGCTTCAGCCGATGAAATATGTTTATTAATTTGTTGTTGTAGTTGGTTTCGATACGGCTCGTAACGTTTCGGCAAAGTAATAACCATCGATGTACCAACTCTATATGGTCTACCGTTTATATTACCAGTATCGATATAATCATAGTTATCATATTTACTAGAACCACCGCCGATTACACGAACATCTGTCGGCACAATATTATTATTTAATTTAATTATAATATCGGCAATTTTTATATCGTTAGATTGTTCAGTATTTTCTAATATGTAAAATTCTTGATCGGCAATAATCGAAGTCTTTCTCATATACAATACATAATTTTTATTAATATCATGTATCGTAAGATATGTTTGTTTACTTTTAGCAATATTCTGAGAAGAGCTATAATATGGCGAAACGACAATCTCTAGTTTATCATTATTATATTTATAAGAAATATTTGGTAACTGTTCAATATCGTATAATGAATAATTAACTTTGTCGATAAATTTCAATTCTTGATTCGTCGTATAAATTAATGAATCCGTATTACTTTTTTCTGGCTCATTATTAACAGTCTTCTTAAAATATACATTATTAGAATAATCAATATAATCATATACGATATTACTATCTGTCGTAAATACATCGACTAATTTATATGACGTATCTTTAAAATTAGACACCTCGATATCTTTTTTAAAATTAATAGTTGGATGATGACTATTCATTCTATTATTTAAACTATAATAATAGTCAATAATATTATTAGATATAAAGCTATTAAGATAAGCACCAGAAGCTTCAGGTACTTTATAATAACCTACAGTATAAGCATATACTATATTTTCAACTAAAAACTTAATCAATCGTTCTTGTGTAAATATTTCTTTACCACATAACATAATTAACTTATAGTTTAAACGATCTCTCATAATTAATATTGGTGTATGATTAATCGTTAATTTAATATAATCATATGTAACTCTCGGAAACAATGACATTTCAGAATCATGATTAAAAATATCCCAAGACGGTTCGATCGTATATTCAGATTGTGTGAATATTACAGGTTTAGCAACATCAAATATTTTAGGTTTATTATATATAATCTTATTAGCATACGATGATTTTACGATATAAATATTACAATTATCTTGATAACCACCATCTCTCATATTTTCTAAATATGCTTTTTCATCTGAAAAATATTTAATATCAGGGTTATTTTGAACACTATTCAAATGTAAATTATTAGGCAACGTAACTGTTTTTAATAATTCTTTAACGTGTTCCATACCAGTAAAATCTATATTGATCGTATATTCTTTATCAGATTGAAACGGTATCATTCTTTCTAATACATATTTATATCCAAATATAGTCGGACGATAAGAAGATTTTTTCGAACTATTAAGAAGATCGATTTTGCCATCGATATCGACTAAATAATCTTTATTAATTTTAGCCGGCTCATTATTTTCCTTAAAAAATAATTTATTTTTATCGACTTTCTCATATAAATTAATAGCCCGTTTTTTATTTAACTTTAATAACTTATCATCGTATTTAATAATCGTATCACTATATACTGATAAATTATTTAAGTATGACAATGGTATGTCATTTTCATCGAGTAATGTTTTGTCGACAATTTCTTTTTTATTTAAATAAATTTTCATACAGACCTCAATGTTACATACCGATTAGGATTTAAATTAATATCTGTTAGTTTATACTTGTTGATAGTCTTAGTCTTTTCATCTTGATCATAAATTAATCTGAAGTTTTCTTTATTAGTCGAGATTTTAACTTCGTATAAATTAGACGGATCTTTGTTTAATAATACATTATATTTTAAATCGTTAATACAATAACTATCTTTTTTAAGATATTCGACAATATAATATTTATAATTATTGTTTTTTAATTCGATACGATTCTTCTTAAAGTCGATATCGAATGATGCATTATCGACAATATCATACGTATTAGCTGTTAATTTAATATCAGATGTTTCTTTATCTTGACGAACTCGATAGAATAAATCTAATTTAGGTTCTTTATTCATACCATAAATATTAATATTATTAAATGTGTTAAGAATTGGATGCGCTAATTGTAATACATTATTTTTATTATCAAAATATTCACGAGACCAGTTCGTAAACTTATACATATATGTATCGGCAGCTGAATACATAATAGCTATATATTTATATTTATTACGAATATCTTTATCGTAAACTAAAGAATTTAAATCGATATTAATATTAATAGCTGGATTAAAATCGATATATTGGAATCCTGTTTCCGAGACAATAAAATCATTAAAGTTTTTAGCATCCGGATTAATTTGACAATGTTCTTTAATACCGATAACTTGAATATCGTCTAACTGATATGTATTTAATTGATGAGATAATTTCATCGGATTATACTTATTAAACATATCGATATGAACAGTCGGTATAATAACTTCACGATACGAAGAACTTAAATCAAATGGTTCATCATTTTCATCTAAGCACAATATCGGTGTATCTAATTCATTAGTAATATGTGAGTATGTTTCGCTTACGCTTAAAAGATTTTCTTCTTTGTTATCTTTATTAACAACGACAAGTTTTTTAATATAAGCATTTACATTATAAAACATATCGAGAATGTTGCTATCGTATCGATTTAATCGAATTGTTTTGTCTGCATATTTTATCGTTAATGTTTTACGATCATACACAACATCGATATATTCATCAATTGGAAAATCTTTAGGAGTATACACTCGATCACCAAATTTAAAATAATAATATGTTAAATTTTCAGACTCTGGTAATTCCGTAATTTGCACCGATAAATGAATCGAAGAAATATTGTCTAATATAAAATGTAAATAACTACCTTCTTGTAAAGATCCATTACCAGATGATGGTAGATATGATCCGTTAGCAGTTTCTTGTAACGAGATATTAGATACGATACCATCTTTACCATAAAATTGTATTGATACATATGAATCTTTTTCAAGAATAATTTTGTCGTCTTTTAAAATATTCTTTTTATTTAATTCGATACTCGGATCAGATGAAGCAAATGCAGCTGCTTTAATATCACCAGTAACATTATATTTTAAATAATAAGTACCAGCTTTTAATTTAATAAAATCAGTTTCGGTTTGAGCTTCATATGTACAATTTTCAAACTTAATTGTATTATCATAATAATATAAACGACCACCAACAGTACTAATAACATTAGCTGCCCATCCAATAGGTAATCCTGAAGATACTTGCAATGATTCGACAGTGTTACCATATTGTGAATATAATCCAATATGATATGAACTAAATTCAATCGGAAAATCTTGAATAATCGTTAATACTTTTTTATTATTTTTCTCTAGATAAAAAGAAACTTTATTATTTTCATATTCTAAAACAACATATGCATCTTTTAATAAATGCTTAAATTGTATCGTAGAATATTCGACTTGATTTTGTCCGTCATCTAACTTTTCGATAACGGCATAATCATCATCACCAAGTTTAAACATATATTGTTTTTTAGAATTAAATTTAGAATCGGAATCCTCAATTAAGAGAATTCCGAATCCTGGATTTACATAATCTAATTTTAATTTAATTCTAGAATCGCCACTATATGTATAATCAAGAATAATAATATCTTGATCGTAAAAATAACATCCGTTATTCTTAGTTATTCTTGCATTATCAAAAAATATCATATAGTTGTTAATCCTATCTTATTAATAAGAACTGAGGCATCTGGCGCCAACAATTCAATTCTAAACTGGAACGTATCTGTATTGTTAACAGCTACTGGTATTATTTTACCATTTTTATATAATTCTTTCCACTGTGTAAAATTAGAATCAATACCATTTTTACGAAGTGTTCGTATGCTAATTCTAACGTCGCCTTTAATATCTCCATCGATAGAATCTATATTGTAACTATTCTTATCTGACACCATTAATAATCTCGAGATTAAAACTCCAGAAGTTTCTATTAAAGACGGAATTTTTACATCGTCAGTTTCATTAAATATATTATATACATCGATCGAAGATATTTCTGTATTAGCAGGCATATCAATTCTTAATCGAATATACTGTGTTAACTTTTCATTGTTGATTAATGTAAAACAACTATCTTCAATAACACCAATTGTCGAGAACGTACCATAATAATTATCAGAACCTAGAACTGTTATTTTAAATATGTCAGAAGACAATGTATTAATCTTACCAATGAAATATAATATATTATTCATATATTTATAATATTCATCACTAGATGCTTCATAATGTTTTCCGATTAAATCGAATATTTCTGTCGTAACAACACCTGACTCATCGAGTGTAATTAGTTTATTATTACGATACAATACTTTATCTAATTGGCAGCGCATCAAATCAGACGTGCCGATTAATGTTGCATCATAATCCATTGTTGTGCCGTATACAATACGACCATCGTCATCGATATCTAAATTCGTTGTCAACGCATTGAAATTATCGTAATGAATAAATAAGTCTGGGTTTAATTTCTTTTCGGTAATATCCCAACCAAGTTTGTCGATATTCTTTTTATGAGGCGCTTCAATTTCTTTATCAGAAATAACTATTTCTTCTATCGATCCTTGTGTACCTGTAACAACAATATAATAATACAAATCGTTTTCATGCGTAAAATTAATTGCAGCAGAACCATCGGCTATTGTAAAATCTTTTTCAAATTTTAATAATGGCTTCTTTTGCAATCTAAATCCATTAAGCTTACGTTCGCTAAATAATCTAATAATAAGATTACCCGACATTTTGATACTAATAAATGTATTATCATAAATATATTTATCGATTCTGAAAATAGCATAACCATTCTTATCGAAGTTAAAATTAATAATATAATTTTTATTCTCTTCGAGAAGTGTCGGATCACATTTATCAAACGTCCAGTTATTAAATGTATTAGCTGTTGTTAGTGAATGAAGCGAAGATATTTCAGATATTTCTTTTTGTTCTTTAAAGTTTACATAGCATAATGGATTTAAAATTTTCATATCCATTAAACTATTCGGAATAAAGTTTTGTTTCTTAGAGTTTAATACAAGCAAACTACCTTGTTTTTTCGTATTATTAAAATCGACATGATGATCACGATGATGATGTATTGTCGATTCGTTAACACCTAAATAATACTCTTTTCCATTTTCGTAATAATAGCCAGCTTTAACTGCTATCCTATTGTCAGTATTATTACGATATACCGTTACTTTATTATTAACAATAACAGAAGTGAAATTACTATTTGTCGAAGTTGCATATAATTTATCGATATCTTTATTAGCAATTGTTACGATTCGACTTTCGCCATCTTTCATATCTTTAACAGTTAATAAGTTTTCAATATCGTAAGCATCGATATTGTATTCGACAAGTTCATATAGTTTATCTAACGAGTTAAAGCTTATCTTAATCGGAGCTTTATATGTATATGTAATATTTGCTGTTAAAGAATTATATTCAAAAATATCGTCGATTAATATAATACCTGGTTCAGAATAAATAGCATATTCTTTATTAGTTAATGTATGGTCTCCAATCTTTACGACTGCATCAGTAGACAATACATTAGAGTATTTTAATTTACCGAGGCCATCTTCTGTTAACTGAACATCTTCCGTATATGTTTTATTTGTATATGTAATAGATAAATAAGACGGAACTGTTAAAGAATACTCAGACAAATTATAAGACGTACCGTCTATATCAACAGTTTCATTTAAATTAAATTCAGAAGAAAATAATGTCGTCTCGAACTTTTTCCGTAACGATACGTTATAATTCGATTCATTATTATTCCAATAATTAGCAAATACTGTAATAACAGGTGTTACAATATTAATATTATTTCCGATTAAACAACTTTTTTCTAACGATTCATGTGTATCGTAAGTATATCGAATATATTGTGTTGTCTTATCATAATTATCAGGTAAATTAATTTCAATATAATATACTTGATCTTGAGACAACTTAGGAACAAAAGATTCTAAATCAATATTATAATCTTTTTGATTTTGAACAATCTTATCAGATTTATTTAGAACATGAGTCGAAGAATTCTTAGTCGCTAATGATATTTTAATAATTTTATTAACATCGGAATTTTCTTTCGTCGTAACAACATTATTATTATCATGAATAAAATTAATTAATACTGAATCAGGGATAACAGCTTTAATTAAATTATAATTTTTAGAAAATGCAGAACGTTCTATCGTTACTTCTTTAAACGGTTCAGTTTTTCCAGAATTGTTATAAATAATTATTTTACCGTTATACGTAACGAATACATTTTCTTTTGTATGATCATATTCATAATTATTAATTAAAATCTGAGATAACTTTAAAGATTCGACTAACTCTTCATACTTATTAAAATTAATATCGATATATTTAGTATCAGAATCAATATCGATATAAGAAGTGTTTCTTCCATTAATAGTACCTGTTTTAAGTTCATTATTAACAAGACTTAAATTAGAACTATTAAGAGATAGCGGTAACTTACCAATACCTGAATACGTATTATACGTATCGAAATTATCGTCGATTAAATTATTATTTTTATATAATAATAACTTAGCTTCTCGAGATTCTATTTTAATATCTTTAGTCGTATTAGCTGGTACGACTATCTCTTTTTCAAAGAATTTAAAATTAGAAAATTCTCCGGCAATCGAAATATATTCTAATACAGGAGAAGATATTCCGAGATAAGAATATAACGTAACGGTTAACAATTTGTTATTAATATTTTCTGGCAAAGAATAGGAATTTAATGTTTTAGAAATTCTATTGCCATTAATACTAAACATAATTCCATTAGCCGATGCTTTAATAAATTTAATCTTAAAACCAACCTGGCCAATTTTATGTATCGTAATTTTCTTTTTAGAGGATTCATCTGCAGTATAATTAAATTTCTTATTTGTTGTCGAAGTATTTAATTCTTCTTGAACTAAAACATTATTATCATCATCGGTAATTACAATTTGACAAGATCCTGTATTTTGCTCAGAATCTAATTTATCAATTTCAAATTCTAACGATGTAATAATTTGTTCGATACTAACAGAACCTCTTGCATTAGAATCAATATATAATGTATTATCATCAGAATTATACTTAAAGTTATTTAACTTAATTAAATCAAATCTGTTAATAATATTAATAGGCTTATCAATAATATTATAGTTAATAGTTTTAAATTCCATATCGGCAGTTAACGGAATTGTAAATGTGCCGATCGTAGATTTTGTAATATCGAGTGCTACGCCTTTTTTAGTATCGTATACATTTGTAGTCGATGCAAAATCTCGGATTTGTGTACCATAGAAATAATTGTCGACATAAGAAATACTATTATTTTCTTTCTTAAAATAATTATTATTATAATAATTAGTTACGATATCTTCATCGCCAATTTTAAACGAATCGATATAAATGTTGCCGCCCTCCTTATTAGGTTGTGCAACAACTTTATATGTTATATCTTCATTCGTATTATTAACTAAATGTCCTTTATTAGATACTGTTATACCTGTTAACGGAGCATTCTCATCGACAAACTTTTCGACTGGTAACGTATATAATCCATCGTATGTATTGTATGTATTAAATACAACACTTTCTGGATTAATATTAACAGCAGACGTAGCTTTCAAACTATACTGAACATCAAGTGGTTTTAAATCTAATCCATATTTCTTTAAGCCGATATCGATATTAAAAGATTTATTACTGTTAAGAAGATATTGACTAATCTTCTGTTTAGATTTTTTATAACCAATAATATTTACATCGGTAAAATCAGAAGAGTTAATTTCATTAGATGTAATAACTTTTAAACTATCGTAATAACCGACACCTTGTTGATAGTATTCGACAGGTTGATCCCAAGTATGAAAAGAATAATCCATTTTCTTAAATTGGTTTTCCCAAAATGTTAAATCCCATACTTTTTCTCGAGCAATATCTTTATTTAATTCAGAAATATAATCGTAAACTTTTTGATCATTAATGACATCTTGAATATTAATTTCATTTAATTTTTTGATATAAATATCTTTAAAAGCAATACCAGCATATGCAGATAATAAGTTTTTAATTAAATATTTGATACCAAATTCTGTCGAATTAAAACGATGTTTGTATACGTCGAGAATACTTTTATCATCAAATAATATATTATTATTTTTATTATTCTTAGTTCGTAATGCATCATATGTTCTATTAGATAAACTTAAATTCGATTCATCTGGCAAACGATCGATACCAGCAAACCATGCAAATTCATCGAAAATATTCCAAACAGGCTCTATTTCGATATTAGCCGTATAATGAAATTTATTAACAGAATAGCCAATCGGTTTATTTTCAATTTCGTTTATTTTAAAATATAAATAACCATTTTCATAATATGCATATTTTTTATGCTTATAAAATTCAGCTAAACTTTGTGTAATCGTAAATTCATTATCTAGTTTTAACTTAGGATTTAATTCACCAATCGCACATTTATATATTTTACTAATAATAGTATCTTCTCTGCCAGCATAATTTACGAGAAAGAAATCTTTAGCATATTTATCGACTTCTTTCCAAATATCTGTCATTTCTTCGATGATAGACATTAATAGATAGCCGGCATTAGATTTGTATGGACGACGACGAATCTGCATCCATTTAGGAAAATATTGTAAAGCTTTTATAAAATTTTTATTCGTAATAGCGTCCATATATTATACCTCGATCCATTGAATCGTATCGAGTAACATCTTAGATTTAATATCTTGTAGTACTTTTAAATTAGTAACTGATACGCCATCGACAAATAATCCAGATACATTAAAATAACTTACGCCAGTTTCATTAATACCAAGTTTATTAATATATCCAATATCTAAACTTTCTTTTGGCGGAATAGCATTAATATATTCTGCTAATTTTATTTCGAGATTTCGTTTAATGTCGGCAAGATTAGAATCGCTATTGGAAATACTAATACTTAATGTTACGGCTTTTAATTCTGGTGTCACGTACTCTATATATAATGAAGGACTCGTGACATTTTTCAAACGATCTTTTGCTTCTTCTAAAGCAGCTTCTATTTTTTCGACAGTATATTCTGTCGGAATTACATAACAAATAGCTGTGCCTGTTCCATATACCATAGGTACATATGTAACATTCGATGCATTTTTTAAATCTAACAAAGCAGCATCGATAGCAATCGTATTAGACTTTTCATTAATTAAAGACCAATTAATTAAACGATACAATAAATTCTGATCGCTCTCTCCTTCACGACGAGTAAAACCACAGAATTTAACCATATCGTCAAGATTTTTTCCATTTAACGAAGTATATATATGAGGTGTTTTATTAGATTCAATATATTCATATGCATCATTCATCTCATTAGAAACTGATAGCATAAATAAATCGAGAACAGAACCTTGCTCTACAGTATTCTTAATTTTACTTTCAAAGAAAGTTTTTATTGACTGATAAATTTCATTCAAATTTTTCATATTGTAAATCCTTTTAAAACTCTATTCGTTTCTTTATGCTTAATTTCTATATGTATATTATGCCAAGACATAATTTGTTTTTCATTAACATTAGGTCTTACACTAATAGTATAATTATCGTCATTAACAATACCTTCGACTATTTCTTTAATAGCTAATAAATTGGATTTATCGAACTTATCTTTATGACGATATTCTACTAATCGTGATCCTAGCAAAGGACGCTGTAATACTTCGCCTAATTCAGTTTTTAACCTAATCATAATTTGTTGAATAGTATAAGCCTCATTATCGGCACAGATAAGAGTAGCATATACATTTTGTTTAGCATAAGGATTATTCTTATTTTGAATCGTAAAATTAATTTTCAAAGGATGTGTTGTTTGTTTTGGTCGAGCAATTGTTTCGACAAAAAATTGAATCTTTAATTTTTTAGATGATTCGGCAACATTAAATTGAATTTTTAATTGCCGTGACCGATTACTTTGTTCGATCATAATATCATCTTTATCAGAATTTAATAAAAAATCAATCATTATATATCCTTTCTAAATTTTAATTTTACTGATAGCACTTTTACCTAACGAAGAAAGTTTCTTACCAACTGCGCCAAGAACTTTAGATGCTAACTTAGTTACTTGTTCAGTAGCCCATTTTTTAGCACGATCTAAATGTTTGCGAGCGAGATCAGTATATTTTTGCATATACTTATTAACACGCTCAATATTTTTACTTACAAAATCTATTTTAGATAATTGTAAATTCATATTAATAGTTTTAGCAAAACCGCCAAGCTGAATTGTGTCGAGTTTACTAATCGCACCATTTAACTTATCTTCTAATGCCTGAGCTTTATCTAAATAATTTTTGGTGTAATTATTAGCAAAATCTATATATCCAGTTGCTCTTGTATATAAGTCATCGATGCGTTTACCAGCTTGTTGTTCGGCTAACACTTGATATTTATTAGTCGCATATTTAATTTCTTCGTCGAGTTGTTTATTAACATTATCAGATAAATCTTTTAATATTTGATTTGTTAATGCTGGGTTTGTATTTTTAATATGCTTATACGTTTTAATAATCGCAATTATTTTACTGCGTTTATCTTGAAGTGCTGGTAGTAATTGTTCCTTACTTGTTATATGAAGAGTATTAAATATCTTGTTTGTTATTTCTTTATTGATAAGTTTATCAAAAGCTAAGTAAGCAATATCTCGTTTGTCGACGAGCTTAAGAATATCTTGCGCATTGACATCCTTAATGATATTAGGAAGGCCGTCAAGATCTTTTACAATCTTGGCGGCCCCTTTAAAATCTTTATTTTTTATTGCTTCAGTTAGTTTACTCTTAGAATCTTCAAGTTTCTTTTTAAGAGTATCATCAATTTTGATGTTTTTATTTTTTAATAATCTATCAATTAAGTTAACAGAACCAGAATAGTCTTCAGGAACAATATACTTTTTATGAATTTCATTATATTCATCAGCAACTTTTTTACGAGTCTCCTCGTTTATTTTTCCTAAGATCTGATTATAATTCATGTTTCACCATCTAAAATAAAGAGAAAATTGTTGCCGTCGAAGACGGCTACAATTATATAAGAAGCTATATGTATATTACGACTGCTTCTTACCGTTAGCGTTAGAATCCGTAGATTTTTTTGAATCAGTTGGTATTGTGTTATCGCCTTTACTACTATAATATTTTATAGCAGCATTCATCAATAATTCGTAAACTTGATTAGCTTGTACAATAGAATTTTTAGCCGTTTCGTTTCCTTTATCGACAGAAGCTTGAAATGCTTTGACAACCGTTTCTTTTTTATCGTCTAAAGCCTTTTGAAACTCTCCGAATGTTTTGTAATCAGATACTTTTAATTCGTAGATATTACTTTCTAATAATTTTTGATCTTTAGGATCGATATTTTTTAGCGCTTCTTTTGCAGACTTTTCTGTGATCGGAGAATCACCAGCAAGCATAGCTTGTGTAAACGGGGCAAAATCTGTTACGAGTTTCGTTGGGTCTTTTAATTTAAGACCTTCAGCAATTTCGACTAATGTCGTATTTTGTCCGAATAACGGCATAATTATATCACGACGAATCAATACATATCGTCCAAGATTTGGCTCCCAAGATTTAACTAGAACTGTACCTTTAACCATAAAGTCACCGACTACAGAACCAGGTTTATCTTGAAGCTCTCTAAAATCAGCTAATTCAAAAATACGATTATTTAATTTGTGACCATTAAATAGTATTTCGTCAAAGTTTAAATCGATACGATTTGCCTTAATTCGATGCGTATTTGATACAGCATTAATCGTACCATTATCAACCGATAGCTTAGAACTATTTCCAACTGCCATAGCTACCGATGTATTTTCTTTCATAACGATACTAGAAGTACCACGTCTCATCGCCCAATCTTTAATTCGATCAGGATGCTTAGAAACTTCTTCGTATTCAGTAGCATTAACACGTAATCCTAAATATGATTTATCTTCATCGATAGGAGAAGCATCGTCTCCAGTCTCAGCTATTAAATCATTGACAGCATTCGTTACTTCATCAATATTTTTATTTTGAGCCGTTTCGTTAATTTTTAATTTTTTATCCGGAACGGTTTTAGGCTTTTCTTCAGTTTTTTGTTTTGCTTTATCTTTGTCTTCAGCCATTATGTAATAGAACCTCCTTGGTCTTGAGTATATTCATCTGGGAATATATCGCTTTTTAATTCGCTTTCAGCATAAATTTCAGTAGCATAACCTGCGGTCCATCTTCCTGTAACCATAGGTTTGCTATTATATGCTTCTATTATAACATATTCACCAGGTTTTGGAAACCAAGAGTCGACGCTATTTGTTTGTACATGCATAGCTGATTCTGTTTGTCTATTACCCATTTGATCGGTATAAATAACGGAACAGGTATTAGTTAAGGGATCGGAAGAAATAACCGACCCCTTTAACTTTGCAAAACCTTGATTCCGTATTTCTTGACCGACGTAATTATCTTTTATTTTATTACGGATCATAATTTCGGAATATTTACATTAACCTTATATATAATATCATCAGAACTATCGTCAGACGTATATTCAATTTCACCAGCACCTTGTAATGCCGATAAAATTTTATCTAAATTAATAGCAGATTCACCATGGCCTATTAACGTAAAGCCAAAGCCAGAACCTGGATATAATTTATCAGTACCGAATAAATAACAACTAGATAGTGTTATATAATCACTCGATACTTTATTAATATACGTATTAAAATCTGCCGTACCTTTATAAGATAATTCTTGTTCAGCAGTAAATATGATTTTTCTTAATGTATTAAGAGCATATGGATGAAGAATATTAGCATCGAGAATTTCGTTACCACTGCCATCTTTACCTTTGATGCCAACAACTTTAATAAAACGTCCACCTTGTTCGATATTAAATTCAACTGTATTAGGTCGTTCATTATTAAACAAAGCTTTTTCATGCCGCACGACAAAGAATTTGGTTTGTTTAAAAATTTCAAATTCTGGACCAGGCACAGGAACTAATGGTCTTAATAATGTCGTATCGTTAAAGATTGCCATATCGAAAGGATGCATAAACATCTTAGCATTAGCCCGTGATAATTCTTTTTCAGCTTTAATAGTCTTATCGTTTACGTTTACGATTTGAGACATCGTACGAATATCACCATATTGGAATAATGACGATACATAGTTATCAGTCATCGTATAAGTAACCTGACCGCCTTGATCATTAGCTTTCATCATATTATCAGTTTGTAAAGCATATTTTTCCATAGCTTCACCAGGGCCGCCGCCAAGTAATGCGTTTAATAACCAACTGCCACTCATCTTAGCATATTCCCAAGCATCAGCCGTAGCATTACCTGTTTTTGTAACACGATAATTGAACAAATTATCCATAAGATCTAACATCGGTCCACGTTGGCCCCACGTCGGACTCATAAATATCGTACCAGAATTACCGCCCCAAGCCGGAATAAATGGCATACCGCGTTTTAATAATGGAGTCACACATAATACTTTATAATTATCGATAAAGTCTTTAATCATGTCACCCCAACGACCTAAAATAAACGAACCTAAAATTACTAAAGGACTGCCAGCTATACGTAAACCTTTTCCTAATATTCCGACGATTCTTTTTCCTAAGAAACTAGAAGCAAATGCTTCGACCTTAGAACCGAGACCGCCAGTCTTAAGAACGTCGTTAGAAATTTCCGTAATCTTATCAGGTGTTATCGTTTTAGATGTCGATAATACATCTTTTATTTCGTCTAATATTTTAGCACCTTTTTCAGTATTATTTACTAAAGAAATACGATTAGTAACGGCTTCGACTTTTTGAATAGCTTTTCTTAACGTCATTTCCTTGTTGCGAAGAATTATATCATACTCTTTATTAAATTGTTTTTCGTATAATTTTTGCAATTCTTTACTAGCGTTCTTTTTGCCTTTATTAAGTTTAATAGTCTTCTTCGTAGTTTTTTGTTTATTGTTTTCATCTAAAACAGCATTGCCATTTTCATCAAATACAGGAGCATCTACTTCTATACTTTTTGCTTTTTTATTTTTATCTAAAGATTTAAATAATTTATCTGTCTCTTCGTGAATATATTTTTCACGTCCTTTTTGAGATGCTGCTTTGTAATAATCATCTTTAGCTTTTTTTATTTCTTCACTCATTAACGATGCAAATTTTTCAGCCGTTTGTTTTTTAGCTAGTTCAAATTCCGTATTAGTTTTAATCCAATCGTTAAGATGTTGTAACATATATTCACGAGAACTCTTATGAGCATCACCTATTGCTGTTTGTATTTTACCAATCTTAGAAATCGAAGATATCTTTTCTCGACGAGCTAATAAATTACGTAGCTGCATCGTGATTTTTTCATTTTCTGCATGAGTTAATGTGCCGGCAACTTTTTTATTTTGAAGACTTAAAATTTGATCGTCGATTTTATCGAGAGCTAATTGTTTGCGAACTTTATAGGATTCAAGTTTATAGAATGGATTTTTATTATGTTCCATTAATCCTTGTACTTTACTAGCATAACGTTCAGCAAACCATCCTTCAGATCGAACGACAGCTCCGACAAAATCATCGTATAAAGCCTGAACTAATAATGAACGAGATAAATTATATAAGCCCATTGCATATGTTGTATAACGAGCGGCTGTCGACATAAATGACATATTAACTTCTTTTGTTGTCATATCATTTAAAGGATCGACAATAGCATCTGGTGTAATTGTCGTTACGAAACCAGTCGTTACTGACATCATATGAACGACATCACGAACCTTAGCTTGACCAGTCATACTATTTGGTTCATCGATGATAGCAATTCTATCATGAGGCTTAACAGATGGATCACCATATACGACTAAATTGCCAGAATAAATTTGTTCGACCGAACGCTTTAATCGGCTAATTGTCATATTACGAGCTGTTTTTTCATGATTATGTTCACTTCCACCGAATTCTGGAGGGAACCAATTTGTAACGGCCCAAGATGCTAATGATTTAACACCTTTTTCAATTAATGTACCGATACCAAAACCAGCAGCGCCACCAGCAGTCATACCAAGGAAACCACCTTCAGAACCTAAAGCAGCACCTGGGATACTCATAACTAAGCCAGTAGTCGTAGCATAATTATCGAGCGAACCGATTTCACTATCAATCGTAAATGTATTATCAGATGATGTATTAATTTGAGTACGAGCATGTAACCATGTATCGACTACGACAGAACGTTGATATTCAGGATAAATATCACGATCTAAATATACATCAGGTGTTGATTTTTTAACGTCTTCAAAATTATATAAACCCTTAGCAACTGTTGCCACTTTATTGATATTAGTCTGAATTTGATTAGACATAATATCATGATCAGACCAATACATATGGAATTGAGAATATGGCTTACGTTTTTCTGTTATGTTATGATCCTTGCCCTGTTTAACATATTTATAAGCATAATACCAATCTGGCTTGCCTAAGAATGCTGTACTTCTAAAACCAAAGTTAGTAACGGCACCAATATACGTAGGTTCTGCACTTGCTGAAAATTGAAGAATATCCCATACTGTGCGACCTTGTGTTTTAATATCGATATATTGATGACCAGATTGTGTACCTAATCCAAACGTATTGGCTAATTGATTAATAGTCCATGTATCTTCTTGTCGTTCTTGTCCTTGTTCAGTGATAATACGGTTACCATCTGATAAAGGATTTAGACTATCTAAGATACCATTATTAATACGACTATTATAATAATGAGCGGTTCCATCATTAGTTACCTCATAAATGTTTTGAACTGGTTCACCGTTAGCAAATATATCACGATAATATGCATCGCCAAAATGATAAATGCCGAATGGATTTTTAGAAAATACTCTAGATAATACATTCCAGTTATTTTCTCTAAATACTTTACTAAATGAATTCTGATCTTGACTCGTTAAGAATGAACTAATTAATACACGAGGAGATACACCACCAAATGATTTGCCATATGGACTATCTTGGAAGTAATGTACGCCTCTATTCTTAATACGATCACCATAGTTATCTTCACGAATAGGATTTGATAACTCGATACCATCACTTTGTGCTGTGATATTAACGACATCGCCACCGACAATTTCGGTAATCATACCGTTAAACATCGGAGGTAATTTAGCCGCATCGGCTGAATAACCCATACGAATATGAATTCTAGCACCGGCTACTAATTTAATAGATGCTCGTTCTGGAATCATATCTTGTTTTTGTTGTGCGTTACGAACAAATGTTCTAGGATTAAATATACTATCGTACCAATTATTTAATGCTGCTAAACCATTTTGCAATTGTTGTACATAATTATCGTTATCGCCATCTGAATCGTACTCTGCGAGTATATTTTGAAATGCATTGTTAATCTGAATTGTGGCTGTATCAGCCGCAATATTTTTAGATTTAACAACTTGTATAGAACTAATAGCATTCGTACTATAAAAACTATCGTGCATCTTCCAGAATCCAGATGTTAATCCTTCGTCGATAAACATAACTTGGAATGTTGGGAAGCCTCTAAGCATTCTGCCTCGAACATCTGTTTGAATCATATCGAGGAATGAATCACGAACACGTCTTGGCAAGTTTGCTTTAGAGTTTGCTTCAAGCTCTAATTTTTGAGAATAATCACGTTCAATTTGACTAATTGGGTTATTGTTACTAATATCGACACCAAGCTCTTCGACTTTTTCAATAATACCGGCAGGCACTAATGCAAATAACAAGCGACGAAGAATCATATCACTATCTTCTAATGGCGCTGTTACGCTTAATGCTGGCGTTAATACTTTATGTGTCGTAGCATTCAATGAATTATAATTACGAGTTGTAATTTTCTTGATGAAATCATTATCTTTAGCAAGAGCTGTTAAAGAATAGCATACAAATAGTTTACCATTCACAAACTTTTCTTGATTATCTTTAACGAAGTTTTTCATCGTATTAACATTCTTTTCTTGAATGTCTTTAGATAAATCCATATCCTTCATATATTCATATGCAGACACTTCGCCATCGGCATTATTAAATAAAATATCTGTCATGTAGTTTGGCATAATGTTATTCTTAATTAATGTACACATCCAGAATAACATATTACGAAGGAATGCATTTTTAGCATAATAATAATCGGTCATACAACCTTTCATATATGCCATTGTTTCGCTATAATCAGAAGTTTGATAATATGGATCGATAAAGTAATAATGATCAGAATCTAAGAATGTATATTTTTTATCGGCAAATTTTTTCTTACGAGCAGCAAAATCTATATTCATTATATTCAATAATGGGTTAGATTTAAATTCTTCTTCAGTAAAGCATGGGATACCAAAGACGCCCATCTCAACAATAGAGCCATAACGCCAAAAATCTTTATCTTTGTCAGGGTCATAACTTAATTTAGCTTGTTCATATAAATATTTTGTCGAACGTAAATTAAATTTATTTTTAGACAAATTATCTTCATTATGCGAACCACCATTAGGATCTACTCCAGCCAACATCATACTATAAGCTTGTTGATTTTTAGCAGCTTGATCTAATGTAGAATCATTTGCAGATTTTTTTGTGGCTGTAAATGCTATAAACTGTTTGCCAAGTTCTTGTTGTTTTTCAGTACTTAAATCACTATCGACACCAGATAAAACTGCAGCGGCTACGAATTTATTTAATGTACTATTAATTTTATCTTGCCAATCAGAGAATGTACTTTGTTGAACTGACTTAGTTTCGACAATTAAATTGTAAAAATGCTGAAGTAATACTTTATCTTGATTTTCTTCTTCGATAGCAATCGTGCTCAAGAATTTTAAAGCATCGTCAGCGATATTCATAAACGTATCGACAGAATCTACAAGAACAGATTTTAGCGCATTTTCTGTTCCTTTATCTTTTCGATCCTGATAATCTTTCTTTTGTTTATCGTCCATACCAGATGTTGGAGCAAAACCACCAACAGCTTCTAAATCCTTTTCTGTCTGATCAATTCTTTTTGCATCTTTAACAGATTTTTCAGCTTCTTTTTTACCTGTGTTATTCCAATCAGCATCGTCTTTTAAATGATAATACATCCAAGAATAATATGGTTCCATGAATGATACTGAAGCATTTTTACCGATTTTCCATTGACCAGTATTGACGCCATGTTTAACGAGTCTTAATCGAATATCATTTTCTTCTTTTTTGAGGTCGTTAATTTTTTGAGTTGTTAAATCCCATTCTTTTTTGTCAAGCGCTAATGCTAATCCGCCATTAGATGCTATATTCATACCACCTGATCGAGAATACTCAACACCACGTCCAGTATCATCGAAAGCTGTCATTTCGACAGTCTTATCTAAAGGCTTACCGTTTTCATCAGCTTCTTTATATAACTGTAACATTTTACTATCCATAAGAACTATATCTCTTAATAGTTCAGAGAATAATGTTTCATGATAACAGAAATAAAAATCAGGATCGACAAATACTTGATTACCTGGGTTTTTATAGCGAATAAATTCAAAACCCATTTCGCCGAGTTCTTTAATTGTTGGCAATTGTAAATCTGGATATAATTCAGCTTTAGATAAATTAGCATAGATATCAAAATAACTTAAAGCAGCTTGTGCAGCTTTTTGTGCCGTTGCTAAATTAGATGCATAGTTCTCGATAGAGAATTGTTTATATACAGCAAATCGATTGCGCAACGTTCTATCAGTTTGACGTAACGATACTTTAATTTGGAACAATCCAGGATAATTAGGAACAGTTGAAATAGCTACTTGATCGACAATAACTTCGTACACACCAATTAATTTAGTAAATTCAGATTCAATTCTGAATGGGTACGAAGGTAATGCATTTGGATATTTCTTTTTAAAATATGCAATAATCTTAGGAATCTTATCGAATGCATCGACAGTAGCTTGGTCATATGTCATAACAGAGAATGTTAATGTTGCATCTTGACCGCCCATATATTGAGGTGCTTGCCCTCGATGAGTGTCGACAGACATATTAGCATATGTATTAGAGAAGTTAGCTGTTAAGCCTTGCACTAATACATCTTTTAAATATAATCGATAGTCAATAGACGTTAATCGTTCGAATTCAGAATCTTCATATTCTTCATATTGCTGTTCATTACCAGACAATGCATTATATGTATCATCATTAGTACCGAGTCGACTAAACTGAGAAGCACAATATTCTAAGAATTTAGAATCCGTATCGTATGGATAATAATCTAAAGATAATTTTCCGTCATTTTCTTTAACAATAAGACTTAACGAGAATTCTTCGTTTTTAAAAATACTATTATATACGTCAGTATCGACAGGATGTCCATTATCTAAATTCTGAGCATTTTCTGCCATATTAGAAGAACCAACATTTGTTAACGTCGAAGCAAATTGTTGACGTAATAATAAAGAATCTTCTAGTGAATTATATTGTGTCGTTGGTTTAATATGAATAATTAAACGAGTGCTTTTAGGATTATTAAAGTCAATAGTCGGCTTTGCATCGCCACCTGTTAATATAAAACTACCAGCATCTTTTAGTTTATTTATAACATCGATATTTGGTTCTACGATATCATAATACGCTTGAATATTAAATTGATTTAAATATTTAGTAAGCTTATTGCCAGCATCTGATAAGAATTCATATTTAGATGTTTTATTAGAAGAGAAATTTTTAATTTCGTTCGCAAAATATTTACCTTTTAATGTTGTAAATACTCGGTTAGCCTCACTAAATAGTGCTTTATCTGCAGGTGATGGACGATAAGCATTCGGTGTTTTCTTATTAGTCTTAGTATATGTTTGACGAATTTTTTCTAATTTAATTAGTTTAGCTTCGTCTGGTACATAAAAATCAATTCGAGGATTTAATGTATCGACAGGCATTAATGCCGATCGATTAGCGAACAATGTCCGCTTCATAAAATCCTTCGAGAATATTGGATACTGTTTATCATGCAATTCATTGCCCAATAATAATGGACGTTGATAATACCAGCGCAATAAATCATAATTAATTGTCTTAGAAAAATAGTTGCGATATTTTACGACTTCACCGCCCTCAATTTCTCTATGCTTAGGAACTTGAGGCATAAAAGCTTGATAATCAAATTCTCTTAATAGTAATGTTACTTTTAATAACTTAGGATAATTTGGTACTGTTGCCACCGATATAGCTTCAAAACATACAGCATCGATATCTAACGTTTCATTAATATACTTATTTTCAATAGGCATATACGGAACGAAATGAAATTCAGACAACAACGATCTAAAACCATTCATATAATATGTTATCTGTTTCTTTTTATCCGAAGAGTTTGTGTCAACCGTAACAGGTTGTCCATTAATACCCCGATCTTCATTAAAATATAATTCTAATTGAAGCAATCGATCTGGCTTAGCATTCTCTATATTAGCTGAACCTTTAGCCCGCATTAACGGAATATTCTGAGAATTGGCTTGGGTAACTGTACTAATCGAAATAGGCGGTACAAATAATGTTACATCACCTAATGTACATGTCCAATCAGCAATAGATGTTAATCCTGGTGTAATGTTTTGTGTACCGAATGCTTTATTTTGTATTTCATGACGTTTATCTAATTGATTTGTTACATTCCATACGGCATCAGCCCATACTTTTCTATCGAATTCATAAGACCATGGTTTCAAATTAGGATTTGTAAAATCAGAATATTTTAAAATTGAAACATGATGATTCTTGGAAATAATATATTTATTTAAATTAATCCAGCTTTCGCCTTGTTTAACATAAATAACAGCAAGATTACGACGATAATGTTCAAGACCGTACATATTAATACCAGTTTCTTTAAAGATTGTCGGATCTTGAAAACTCAATAATCGTTGATTAATAGTATTAACATAGTTAGCTAATAAAGAATCACCTGGGAAACTCATAAAGTTTTTAGGATACGACGTAGTCTGATCTTGTTTAGATGAGCCATTAATATCGATAATAGCACGAACTTCTTTAGCTGTTTTAATCATATGCACAACTTCATTAGCTGCAGCATATGCTGTTTCTAATAAAGAATATTCTGTACCATCTGCTGATAAACCAAACACAGGAACACGTCCATTTATCTTCTTAGAATTGTCATATGGATATAAACCGCCAAATCGTTTCGTTGTTAGTTTTTCATTTACTTCAATCCAACGATTATCAAATTCGGCAACTTGAGCAATTGTACATTCGTCAGAATCTAAATTACGAGTCCATTTGTTGCCGAAACCAACTGTACTAACATCATGTGCCTTCGTAACGAATGCATTATATTTATTAACAGCTTCACCATATGTTGTTTTAATAACATCAGTCGCATATATAACAGACCAGTGATATACTTCAGGTGCGTCATAAAATAAAAAACGAAAACCCATGTCATAATCAAGACTATAGTTTTCATCTTTTACATTATTAACATCATATACATCTTCAGAATTAGTTTTTTCTTGAGCAAGCCATGCTCTCATATTTTGTTGACCTTTAGTTAAAAAGGCTAATAGTTCAGGATCTTTTACGTTGGCTTTTCGCAGATCAGCATATAATGTATCACCATCAACAAAGCCAGCATGTAAATCTTCTTCCTCAATTCTGAAAGCAGAAGGAGGAAGGCTGACCATAGCCAGCCCTCTCACTTTATCGACACCGACATGCTCTAACGGCGGATCTTCACGATAGAAAACTGCCGCATCTAAATCACTTCCCATTTGTTTAGCAAGTTCTTCATATATGCGTGTATCGATAGCACCTGCTTCAAAATCAGAAATTTCTGGAAGACTCATTTGAGTATCTTTAACAATATCGTTCAAATGTTCGATCGAACCTTTTTTAGGTTCTTTAGGTTTTTTAGCATCATCCATGACTTCTTTTGTTGAAGCTGGTTTTTGTTCTTCAGTCTTTTTTTGTTCTTCCGCCATTAGATAATTCCTTTATTAAATATAATTAAAATACGCTATCAAGATAATTAGCAATATCGTTAGCATTCATATCTTCATATTGACTCGTTACTCTTGTCGTAACGGTAGCACTGCCACCGCCAGCAAAAGCAGGAGCATTATTTAAAGCTGCGATAGCAGCTTGAGGATCTTGATTCGTTGAGGTTGCTACATTGATTATATAACCGCCATTAGCTTGCCCTTGTTGTGGCATTACTAATCGAGCCGATGTATTAGCTTGTCCCATGTTTTGAGATGCTGTATTATCGACATCTGGTACTGGAGATTGTGAACCATAACCTGCAACTAATACAGAACCTGCGGCAACGGCAAGAGCACCGAGAACAGCTTTAGAACGATTTGATTTAACTTTATCGAGTTTTTTAAACGCGCTATTTCTTAATTTAGAAACACGTTCTTCTAAGCCTTTATTCATAACGGCTTCGTTAGTTTGCATGTCGGTAACTTTTTGTTCGACCTGATTCATCGGAGCATTTTCAGTAGCTTCTTGTGCAGCTTGCATAGCTTTTTGTTGTTCTTGTATTTTCTTAATTTGAACATCGCCATTGCTACTATTTTTCAATGCACGAGCATCAAACATTCTAAGCTCCCGTACAGCTTGTCCAGATGACCAACCTTTTTCTTCGGCTGCTTGAGCCATTCTTTCCATAGTATTCCGGAACTGTTGACGAACTTCTTCGGCAGCCTTAGATTCAGCCACATCACTTGTTAAATCCTCATTCTTCATTATATCAGAAACCATGTTTTTATACAATGTTGTGTTCTTCGACATTGATTTAAAGGATTCATTCCAAATTTGATCATTATCAGTTAATGTGTCAGATACTCGACGGATTACCGATGCGCCAGTGTCGCCTTTTTGATATTGTAATGCATCCTGAACAGCTGATGGTAAAGCCGTAACTTGTGATACAAATTCTTGACTAAAGTTTTTTGGAGACAAGAATGTTTCATGTATACCAGACATAACGTCGGCAACTAACTGTCTAGCATTCATTGTTTTTGAAATACCTTTGCCACCACTTAACGTAACTTCTTCGTTAACTTTTAAATCACCAACCATACGTTCTAAACCTTTAGTCGTATTATAAAGTTCACCAGCAGCTGTTGTTAATCTATTACGAACGATATTATCAGCAATCGTACCTTGTTCAAATTCAACGTCTTTAGGTGTATATGTTTTTAAACGGTCGACAGCTTCGTTAGCTATATTTTTAGGCGTAACATCTAATACGTCTCGACGATATTGCATATCGGCTGCCAACATATCGTTAGCTGTAACAGGAGTACCGTTACTCATTTTGTTTTCAAGAACTTTTGTTAAATATACTTTATCACCATCATGGTCAGCTTTTGCTAACATATTAAACGCCGTATTGGTTCGTATAGCATTATCGGCAATAGAAGGATCATAATATACTTTAGCAAACGCCATAGATTTAGCATAGTTATGTGGTTGACGGTCTAACATAACTGTAACGCCTTCTTCACGAATTTGTTTTAACCGTGTAGCTTTTTCTGCTTCAGATAACGAACTATCTAATAAGCCTAATTGTTCTAATCGTTCTTGTCCGACAATAGCAACAGCAGGTGTATAATTTTTCTTTTGTAAATCAGCTACTGTCATACTATTAATATATTTTCTTGACTGAATAAAATCAGAAGCATCATCGACACGCATTGATTCAGAACTGATACGATATCCAGTTGTTATTGCTGATACTGATTTTGTCAAATCACTATTAAGTTTTAATGCATCAGCTGTCGCATCATTAACTCGTTGCTTAGCATCGACTAATTTATTTTGAGCTAATCTTGCTTTTTCATAATCGCCAGCATTAATATAGTGAAGCATTTCTTCTACTTGGTCAACATAAGATGTTTGTGCTGCATTTAATTGTTCATTACCATATGTTCTTCCTAAATGAAGATCATAATTAAAATGATATTTACCATCATCAGAAACGATATTGCCTTTTAAATGACCGACATTAATGACATTACCTTTATCATCAAACTTGATATCGGAAATATTAAGTTTCGTATTTAATTCGCTAAGTGCTGCTTTTTGAATATTGCCATCTTTAGATTTTAATTTTTGATCAAATTCATCCATGGTTGCAGCTTGACTACCAGTATTACTTGCACCATTTCGTTTAGCTATTGCTAATTGTTGTTCATAAGAAGCAACTTCTTTTATATGGTCTTCAGAAGCTATAATATTCTTACTAGCATATTCTTTATTAATAATATCTTCAAGAGATCCAGATTCAAACGAATTACTACGAGCTAACTTTTGTTCTTCTTTTCGTTTTAATCTAGAATATCTTGTATGAGAAAATGCATCAAGAATATCATCGCCAATCATAACCATGCCATCACGCTTAGAAATGTCGGCATAATATTTACTATTCTTATCGAATAATAAAGCAGCATCTTCTACACTACCAGTATTTAACATAAGACGTCTTAAATGACCAGCACTTACAGAATCTAATGTTGCAACTTGTGCTTGATGAACATAGTCTTTACTAAATTGCATATAGCTAATTTTTTCAACGTATTTATTTTTTTCGTTAAGATAATCTTTATCGATCTTCTTAATTTCGTCTTCTCTTAACGCAGACTTAATATCATTAATAACATGGTCCCAGTTTTTACTTACAACTTTACCTTCTTCGTTTGTATAAGTACCGATATCTTTTAAATAATCTGAGAATTCAATCTTACCATTTTTTAAATTATATTCAAGATTGCTATCATCGATAAACTTAAACGTGCCTTTTTCTTTTAATGTTTTGGCAACTCTCGATAATGTTTCACCACGATTAGATTCATCGAGACCTTCGATTAAATCATTTAATACACGGTTTGTCAATCGGAATACGTCTTTACGTTTAGCAGCTTCAGTCGAACCAGTAGCTGTTGTCCAATCTTCGACACCAAGATATTCACCCAATGCTTTATCCATAAGATCACGTTCTTTACGAATAGCTTTTACACCAGCTTCTAATGAGCCATAATGTCTTGATAATTCTCCACGAAGTTTTACGATGTCAGGTTTATTATCTTTTGTTTTAAATACATCAGCTAATTTATCATGCCATAAAATCATATTAGATAAGAATTCCCAGTCTAATTGTTTTTCCATAGCTTTTCCAAAACCAGCTTTCTTAAATATCGAAGCTAATTTTTTATCATACTGACCGACTCTTGTATTAAAACCAGAGGCTGTTAATTTATCACCTTCGGCGAATAATTTAGTTGTTCGACTGCCGACAGGTTTGTAATCCATCATAACAGTGACACCGTTATTTTTTAATGTTCTAATCAGCGCTTCATAATCGTCACCAGCATCGACTGTACCGATCTTGTCAAGAACTGTTTGCACTTCTTCTTTTGTTAATTCACGAGTACCGTTATCAGAATAAAAGTTTATTTTACCAAACATTTCTGTTCGAGATATCTTAGGCAAATCACCATATGCATTTGACTCAGCAAACACATTAAACTTTTTATTCTTACCGATACTTGTCATTCTCTGCGAATCTTTGAAACGCAATGTTCCGTCTACATCTCGATAGATTGGCATATTCTCTTCAATGAATTCTTTATTTAAAGAGTGTTCAGTTAGATTAAAAGACGTACCACCAGACGATGTATTACTTGTATGAAGAGCATCCATCATACCTGTTCTAATAAGAGCAGAACCTTCATTTAATGAATCGAATGTATTTAAATCAATCATCGATTTTAAATGATCGATTTCTTCTGGCGTCATTTTACGATTATATGTCTTTTCGATCTTTTGTTTCATCGTATTAAAGATCTTTTCTTTTTCGCCAGCGATAGTTTGACCTTCTTCAAGACGACCATTGATTACGACATTTGTACCATTGAATGCATATTTACCGCCAGTTTCATTGTATTTATAATTTAATATATTATGATTCTCTTCATAATTATCTGGCAAATCTGCTTGTCGCAATACGTCTTTTACTTTTTCAGGGGTTAGCATCGTAGCGTTAGCCATAGATTTATTATATGAACGAGCCGTATCATTACGTGCTCTATAATTTATATTTGGTCCCGATGAATTATCTTTAATGCCAGCTATTGGCATTGTATTATGAACAGCATTTTTTTGTGTTGCCACTTCTGGAATTAATTCAATACTTTGTGCAAATTCTGTACCGCTACGATCAATACGTCTTAATTTGTATTCGTCTTTACCGATACGTTGTAATTCATGAAATTTACCAGCACTATTAACATCTTGTAATGCATTTTCAATTGGTGTCATACCACTAGAGTCTTTAGCAAAGATTAAACTTTCTAAAGCTCTTCGTGATTCGATACCACGATATGCTTCACCTTTTTCGACATTAAATATAGAACCTTTTCCGCTATAATTTTTATAAATGTATTTTTTAATAAATTCATTTTGAAGAGATTCGTTATTTTGGAAATTAATATGATTCCAATCACTAGCAATGCCAGAAGCTTTTATATGTTCATCTGTTAAATAGCCAGATTGATATAAAAATTTAAAATCTTCTTTTATGCCAGATGTATCTAGTTGGAATGAAGAATCTAATACGCCACCATATCCTTGCAACAATGCAGGAGTTTTGCCTTCAATTGGCTCTTTAGAGTATGTAATATTTAAATCTTTTTTCAATCGACTTAATGTTTCGAACAGAGCTTCGACAGGTGACATTTGTCCAAGACTTTTATTATTTTCTAGTGTATATTTAACACTATTTTCTAAATGATCATATGTCGATAAGCCTTTGATACCAATTTGCACAAATTTTTCATTTGGTTTAGCGCCTTCAACAACATTTAATGTCGGATTAATAGCAATATTAGTATTGCCAAAGGCAAGAACTGGAACACTATCTAATCTTTTTAATAAAGGAATATTTCCTGTGATATCACGGAATGTATTCCCCTTGCCCATCATAAGTCTGCCATCTTTAATCAAGATGTCTTGTTGATTTTGATGAGCCAAGAATTCTAACTGATTAGCAAATGATTTCATATGATCAGAAACTTGATCATATAATGCACCAGCATAATTATTACGATTAGAAAAGATATCGAAATCTTTGCGAGTAATATTACCCATTAAATAGTTATATATACTATTAACAGAATCTTCTGGCGTCGAAGACAGTGCTTTTAAATTCTTTATAACGCCAGCACGTAAACGATTAACTAATTCATCATTATCTTTAAATAAAGAAATATCTTTACTTGGCGTCGAACTTGTTCTAAACATCTCATGATGTTTTTTACCGTCTCGATATGTATCGATTCGCAATTGCTGTACATTTCTAAAAATGTATTCTGCAAAATCTGTCATATCAGAACCTTGACGTTCGACTAAACTTTCGAAGCCTTGAGCTTGTCTACTCTTTGCTCCGAAAATATTTTTAACTAATACAGAATAGCCTTTAACATAATCAGAGCGAGAAACAGATTCACGACCAGGTCGTGTAAGCAGTCTTGTCATCGTATTTTTAATAGAACCGATAGACTTCTCAGCATTTTCTTGACGTACATCAAACGAGAAAGCGCCACCAGACAAATGCATATTTTTAGATATACCATCTAACATCTTATCAGATATAGATGCCCGATATCCATATTCTGGATGCAATTCATCATATACTTTATGATATTCTTTAGCTAATAAATTCATAGCTACAGTTTTGTGATAATTTTGTACACCAGGTAAAGCAGCTGCTTCTGTCTGAACTATATTAATCATAGACAATATGTCTTCATTATTAATATTTTCAATAATTTTTTGAACGCCGGCAACAGAGAACATCTTACTCTTAGGATCATTAGGATCAATACCATAATGTTGTTTAGCGATACCGAATAATTGTTCGGTACGTTTCATAAAGTCGTCGGTAATAATACCGCCAGTATCTCCAGCTTTACGAGCTGAAGCTGCAGTCGCTACGTCGGTACCAAGCTCTAATGCATCGCCTAAAATATTAAGGGCCATGCCTCGTTCATTTTCTGCAAAGTTTTTAATTAACGGGCCAGTTACATATGCTTCACGATTAAAAGCACCTGATTCAATTTTGTCCCAAGCATTAGCAGACGATTGACGTTTAGCTGATGCGGCAATAACTTTATCCATCGTATCGTCAGGTCGTCCCATCGGGATGCCTAAAGAATTGGCAGCCGATACAATTTGTTCAAAATTATATGTCGTTTCACCATTTACTGAGGTGTTGCTTAATACTCTAAAACTATCAGTAAGAGTATCTTCCAATACTTTTTTAGAGCCCATAATATATCGAACAGGACCACGTCCGCTTGCTTCTTCTAATGCAATATAATGAATATCATCATTACCTTTTAAGCCTAGTTCATTTGCATGCTCATAAGCAAAAGCTCCGAGAGAAGAATCGTTACGATCAAGTTGACCGACAAATTTTACATTATATACAGAATTAGTTACAATCGGAGCATTATTATAAGCAGTAAAAACACCGTTCTCATTAGCACGAGCAGAAAATTGTGGAAATTCATAACCGCCATCTTCGGCTTGTTGGAACATCAAGATACCACGATCACGATTCCATAATGAAGATGTGTTAAATATCGTAGCGCCAGCACTTACTTTATACTGAACTTTATTCTTTGGTGAATTATTAATCTCGATAGCTTTAGCCATAAATGCTCTAAAGCCAGCATTTTTCATTAAATTTTCGAATACGCCAGTATCTTCGATAGCACTATGCGCAGCATTAACATCGAGACCAACTGCCAAACCAAAGCTTGTTTGTTTATTAGACCAACCAGTGAATTCGCCAATTAATCGTTCTTTAGCAATATCGCTACCAAGAATATGTTCTCGATATGCTTCTTTCATTGCTTGTGGATTTAATTGATATGCCGTACGAATTTCTCGATACGGGTCATAATGATTTGCTTTATTTAATTTATTAATAGCAAGGCCACGAACTTTTTTATCGATACCAGTATCACGAGCTATTTGTTGCGATGTCATATTAACGTCAAATGCTTTACCGTTATAAGTAACGAGAGTCGTATCTTTATGAATATGATCGACAATCTCTTTAGCTATTAAATGAGTAGCATCACCTTCTTTAGATAATGCATTAATACCGTTTTCGATTAGCTCTTGATATTTTTTCATGTCGGTATAATCTTTATATCCTAATGGAGATAATGCTTCAGGAATACCACCGGAACCTTCACGGTAGTTTTTACCGATACGAGCTAACGTATCGGCAACCACCTTTTCACTTCGGCTTAATTCTTCATATTTAAAATCTGGTTTTAAAAATAAATTACGATAAGCCGTTTCTGCTTTTTCATCGATACCAGAGAACATATTATATGTTTCACCTTCACGGCGAGCAGTATACTGCCACATAATATCTGGTATTTGTTCATTGCCTACTTTAATAGATGGCAATGTTTCGATATCAAAAATATATGCTTTATCATCTAATACATATTCTTTATTAGCCATACCGTTAAGGGCAACTGGCATAGTTGTCGTAGTATTTAAAAGTAATTCGGTATGCTTTCGTCTTTCGAAACGAACATTGCTTAACATCGTATTTAACGAAGAAAGCGTATCAAATCCAGCCATCGTAAACGATCTTTGTTTATATGCCGAATTTATAATAAAACTATCATAAGCCATTGTTACCTCTTAACTTATTAACTAAAAATTGAAAGTGCTTTTTCTATTTTATATCCTAATACTGCAGTGATATTAGATACGACATCGATGACACCTTCATCTTGTGTCGGATTAACTTGAATACGCTTATCTGTTAAACCAATACCACTTAATACAGTATTTAAATTTACACGAACTGATAACGGATTACTACCGTCGTGAATATTATCTATATTTGGAGCATTTATAACTTCAGGATCTTCATATGAAGAAGAATAAATACCGTAGTCGGCATATTGCATCCCTTCGTTATAAATAACTTTTGCTTTGATATTATCTAAATTAGTAGACGCATCCCAACCAGCCCATAAAGGATCTGGTAAATTATGACGTTCAAAGAACGATTCGTTTGATTCAGTTTCTGTATCTTCTTGATACCAAACAAGCTTTAATGCTTTTGCTAACGATGGCGATACATTCTTAAGAATTTCTCTACGACGACGTTCGTCTGTAACTTTAGCAAATTCTACGAAATATTCTTTTTCTGTATTTGGCAAAGCACGAATAATATCAGAATATTCACTATCTTTATTCAAAGCGTATACAGTCGACTCTGCAACTTGATGGAACATAATAGCCTGTTCAGTATATTTACCGGCTACTAATGTCGTCATATCGTCACTTAAACGACCAAATGTTTTTTGTACCCATTGAGCTATCGGATCGTCGGCAGGTTTGCCAGACGTAAGAATTGCCGACATCATATCGGTTATGCTTACATCACCATTCATCTCGGCACGAAGAGCTTCTTGATGTTTATATAACTTATCGACATCGACGCCTTCTTCCGATTTAGCTTTTTCTTTAGCTGCTTCGTATAATGCCATATATTTAATATAACGTAATCTATCGAAATAGTCTTCAGTATCCCAACGTTCTTTTACTACATCAGGGGTATATACATGAGATTCTTTGCCGAATAATCTTGTAAGCGGATTATCCTCACCGACAGCTAATGCCGTACCGGCAGCAGCAAATGCTATTGCCTGAGAAATACGTCCTAATTTAAATTTACGAGCAGCTTGAATTACATCGACTGCTACACCTGATTCTTCACTTAACAGTTTTGCTGGTTTAAGTATATTCATATGCTCAGCATAATCAAGAACAGAATCGAAATTTACATTTCCGACATCTTTCCATAAATCATATACTTTAGAAGAATCCCAGCCCATTCGTCCCCATGCATAAGCAGCATACATAGGATCTTGAAGTGAAGTTACCATCGAATAGATATTACCGATATGTCGACCTGCATTAGCAAGTTGATCACGACGAGTCGATGAATTAGCTCCGGTAAATGTAAAACGACCAGCAATTTCACCCGCTAATGCGGTGCCATTACTATATGTCGCAATTGTTTTTAATATTGTTGTCGAACGCTTACTAATATTTTCTGTTAAAGCACCGGATTCATATCCTTTATAGAATCTCCATAATGAATCGGATATTACATCTCGCATAAAATCTGTTTTAGCTTGTTCGAATGTCGGATATACAAATGAAGCCAACATGCTATCCCAAGATTGGAATCCTGTTCCATATAATTGATCGGAACGATACTCTTCGAGTGGACTATTAACACGCATTAATTGTGAGTGAATAATCGGAATTGGAGCATGTGCTACTATTTCGGCAGCTGTACCAAATAATCTTCCGACTAATCCATAATTTGCATAAGCACCAGCTGCTGATGTATCTTCCATATCATAATCAGCTAAACCAACTTGTCGTAATGTATCGGAGATATTTTCGCCATCTAAAAATACGGCAGCTTTTCTAGGGGCTTGTGGTGCATTAATATCTGGATTACGTTCTTCGTCATCGATACGTAACGTTACGTGAGAACCTTCAGTTAACACTTGCTTTAATTGGTTCTTCGACATATAACCATTATCTTTAAATTTAACACCGGCAATCTGATATAAATTATCGTCGCCAGCTAATTTAAATTTACCATTTGATAATATTTGTTCGATATGTCCATCAAGAGCTGTCGTAGTTTTACCTAAGAATTTATAATCAAAGAAATCATGTTTCTTTCCTTGATGTTTAACCATTTCTTCAGTATCTTTTAATACTTTCTTCGCTTCGTCATTATTCATCATTTTGACGATTTGTTTCCAGTATTTATATTCAGCACTATTCGGAGCAATATCGGCTAATATTTTATATCG